AGTTCTGTTAAGTTCTGCCATCGTGTAGGTCTTAATTACGTTAGCTGTTCTCCATTCCGCGTGCCTATCGCAAGACTTGCGGCGGCACAGGCAGTGGTTGAAGAAATGTAGTATTTTACTAAAATTCAATATGTTAGGCGGTATACCACGTGTTTACGTAGGTGTTCCGCCTAATTTGCATAAGGAAGAAATGTTCATTTTTCACACTTTGTGTGCACTTTTGAATAGTAAAACTTACCAAAACTTACAATACGTGTGTAAAGGAGTACTTACCATCAACTTACCAAAAACAATAAACGATTATGGCAATATTTAAGGCTGTAGTAAGAAGACCACGCAAAGATGGCTTCTGGCAGGTATATATCAGAGTAGGCGTAGGCGTAAAGGTCGGATATATAACAACTGGCAAGTATGTAACAAGTAAGGGGCTTAGTAAGACGAACGAAATTACAGACCCATACGTTTTGCAATATTGCTCAAGTCTGATCATTGAGTATAACGATAGACTTAACAGGGTGAACACATCAAGATGGACAGTGAAGCAAGTGGTTGAATTTTTACGCACAATGGACTCTGACTTATGTTTCAGCGAGTACGCACACAAGCACATTGACAGAATGGTTGACAGAGGGCAGCAGCGCAATGCACGTAACTACGAACTTGCGTTGCAACATCTTGAGCGTTTTGCTGGTACAACCAAAGTCATGTTCTCTGAACTTACTTCTTTGTTTATTAATCAATGGATAAAATCTCTTGAAACAACAAAACGTGCGAAGGAGATGTACCCTATTTGTATTCGTCAAGTTTTTAAGGCTGCTCTTGTAGAATACAACGACTACGATAATAATCTCATCAGAATTAAATCAAATCCTTGGATGAACGTTGAGATACCAAAGGCAGATAGACCTGAGAAGCTCGCTATAACTCCCGAAGCATGTCGAGAGTTCTTCTTTTTCCCTCTTCCCGAGAGCAAGATGGCGCATCCACTTGAAGAGTTAGGACGTGATGTTGCTATGATTGTTATCTGCCTGGCAGGAATCAATACTATAGACCTCTACGATTTGAGGAAAGAAGACTATCAGGACGGACGTATCTGTTACCGAAGAGCAAAGACTAAGATGTTTCGCACTGATGGTGCTTATATGGAAATGCGTGTTCCAGCTATTTTGCAGCCTTTATTTGAGAAATACAAAAGCACTGACGAGGATGATGAACATCTTTTTTGTTTTGCAAAACGACATACGACATCTGACAGCTTCAGCGCAAATGTAAACATTGGTATTCGACACCTTTGTGAAGCTATGGGAATCGATAAAGATAACGATTATTCTGTTTACACTTTCCGTCACACTTGGGGAACTGTAGCACAGAATGATTGTAATGCAAGTATTGAAGAAGTTGCATTTGCAATGAATCATAGTAGCGCTCACAAGGTAACACGTGGCTATATCAAAACAGATTACTCGCCTGCATGGGAACTCAACGAAAAGGTCATTGATTTTATTTTCTTCTCTGATAAACCATCACGACGAGAACAAAAACCGAAAGAAGAACGTTTTAAACTGTCATACCGTTACCAAGTACATGGAGAAGCATTTTTTCAAGGACGTAAGTTAGCCGAGATAACTGATGTCGGTTTTAACAACGTTGACGAAGTAATTGCAAAACTTGTCGAACAGCTTCCTGATGACATTCCCAATCGTTCAATGGTTATTTTCAAAATAGAAAACCAAGACAAGAAACAATCTGTTGTTTACGAGCGGATGAAAGGCAAAGGTTTTTAATTCACTTTTCAACCTACAGAAGGACTTTCTTTTGTAGGTTTTCTTTTTTACTTTCATTAACAAAATGAACATGTCCCTTGCGTACGTATACGCGCGCGGTAGATGTATATTATTTATTTTACTTTACTTTGTGTACTTTTTTCCGAAGAAATGCGTTCTAAGTGGGATTTCTTCGGAAGAAATACGTTCTAAGTGGGATTTCTTCGGAAGAAATGCGTTCTAAGTGGGATTTCTTCGGAAGAAATGCGTTCTAAGTGGGATTTCTTCGGAAGAAATAAATTAACGTTCGTTTGCAATAACACTTTTGGCTACAAAAACCATATTCCTGACGCCAAGAAAATGATATAACAACGACATATAGGGAGCATTATAAATGATATAAAAAACACCAAAGTACGACATATAGGGAGTGTTTTGTAAATACTTGTTGTTGAATTAGTTACAAAGAAAAAGGGGGCTATTCTCACGAACAATCTCCTTTTAACTAAAACAAATCAATTCAATTAATTCAACAATTTAATAAAAGCGTTTCTATAGTAGTCATTTGTAGATTTTATTTGCCTCCACCAGACAAAGCGATAAGTCTGTCTTCGATGGTCTTCTTCGTCTCTGTTGCAACGTCAAGAGTTGTTGCCTGTAATTTTGGAGCAATATAAGCTGTAAACCTCTCCATTGCTTGTATACGTTCCTTAGGCTCAAGACTTGCCAAGTCTTTCTCAAATAAGTCAGAGTCATAGTAATTGCCAGTGACATTTGCAAGAATACTTCTCACTTTCCCTGAAACTTTGTTTGGGGTTCCAGCAACGCGACCGCCTGTCTTCGCTATTCCTTTAGGTCGTCCTCCTTTCTTCTTTTCAGTAGTCATATTATTTGGTGTATTAAAAGTTAAACTAACCATGCAAAAGTAATGTGTTATTTTCGCAGAAAATAGATAACTTTTAATAGACAACGCAATATGGGATTAATCGGAGCAGCAATTGGTGCCGCAGGTAGTATTTTTGGAGGTATCAGCGCATCAAAAGCAATGAGGAAGATGAAAGCCAATGTAGAGGCGCAGAAAAAAGCCAACCAAGACTGGTTTGACAGACGTTATAACGAGGACGCAACACAGCGTGCAGATGCTCAGCGTATCTTAACTATGACAGAGGAAAGTATTAAGAATCGTAACAAAGCAGCAGTAGGGGCACAAGCTGTCATGGGTGGCACTGAAGAAAGTGTCGCTGCAGCTAAAGCGGCAAACAACAAGGCTCTTTCGGATGCAACCTCGCAGATTGCGGTTAATGCAGAGCAACGTAAGGATTCTATAGAGCAGCAGTACCAACAGCGTGATGCAGACCTTACCAACCAGCTCAACGAGATTGAGCAGAATAAGGCTAACGCTATTGGTCAAGCTGTTCAAGGTGTTACTGGTGCTGCTGGTAGTCTTCCATTCTAATTCAGAGAGAAGAATATGAGTGCTATAAATGATATTTTAGGTAAGCCTGCCCCTATGTCACAGCCGGCACAGCCTGCAAGTCCAGCTATAGGAGTGAAAACGGAAACAGCATTGGGTGCTGCAGGAGTAGCGCAGCAGAGAGCCGAGAATGCCCACTTGAGGGAAAATGGGGCTGTTCCGACAACTCAAGCAGGAAATATTAGCGGTAACAACACTGCTCCTTCTATTGTAGCCCCAGCTGCTTCAAGTATAGAGCAGAGTGTAGCTGCTAAGGAGGAGGATAAAATAACTCCTGTAAAGACTGCAACGCCAATACGTATGTCTTACACTGATATGTTTACGAAGCTCAGTCCGTATCAACCTCCAACACAAGAAGAGTTAGCTAAGGAACGGAAGAAAGAGAAGCGTGAGAAAATCTTCTCTGCTATTAGTGACGGTATATCAGCACTATCTAACCTTTATTTCACGACAAAGTATGCACCCAACATGTATAGGCATGAGAACTCACAATCTGCTAAGACGGAAAATAAGTGGGAGAAACTGCGTGCAAACAGAGATGCGCAGCAAAATGCGTATATAAGAAATCTTATGGCTGCAAGTCAGGCTGACGACGAAAGAAAGGATAAAGATAGAAATTGGATGCGCCAGCTTGGTATAGATTTGTACAACCAAAAGAAAGACGCAGCAGAAATCCAATACAAGAAAGATCGTGACAACGTCAAGGATGACCAATGGCAAAAAGACCATGACCAGCGAGGTAGTCAGTTTGCTCAAGGTATGGAGTACAAAGGAAAAGTCTTAGCGGAAACAGAACGTGCGCACAAGGCAAGTGAGGGACTGAAAGGTGCTCAGATAGCAGAAGCTGGTCGTCATAACAGAGTAAGTGAAGCACAAGGCGCTGCAAGAATTAGTCAAGCAGAAAGCCATTTTAGAGCAACACACAATGCTGATGGCACGACTAAGGGCTCTGCGAAAGACAACAGTTACCACCTCACTATAGGCGGAAAGACTTACACGTATGAAAATAAAGACGATTACGAAAAAGCTGTAGTAAAAGAGGCGAGGAAGCGTGGTCTCACGCTGACATGGGGTACTTCTAAGAATAAGTATGGCATAGTAAGTGGGACTCCGAAGCTGCGCACAATAGTTGGCTTGGCGAGTGAGCTTGAGGAGAAGTATGGCGGAAAGCCTAATCAAGCACCGTCTAAACCAACTTCGTCAGAAGGTTTCAATGCAAACAATTATCGTCGTAACAGAACAAAGCCTACGGCAAAGCAAACCACAACAAATAAACCACCGTTAAATTAATACATTATGCCAAATAAGGTAACATACACTATCACAACAGCTGACGGCAAAGAACATCAGGTATCTAAGGAAAATGTCGATAAGTACGGTATTCAATCGTATGCAGATGCATATAAGGGTGCTACTATCCGTATGCGTGATGCGCAGAAGGGCGATTATGATATTCCTTTACAGCATTTCGATAGTGCGAGAAAGCAAGGACTTCATGCTTTCTCGCTTGAGCATACGCCTGTTCAGAAGCAGGCTGCACCAAAACCTACACCTACTTCAACAGCAAAACCAACTCCAAGCCCAAGTGTAAACCCTCGACAGAGCACACTGCAAGGTAGTAAGCCGCTTTTGTCAGACTCATTTGGAAAAGGAACTGGAACAGATTTCTTAAAGTCTAAGCCTGTAGGTTATAATCTTTCAGAAGAACATCGCAATGAAGTTCTTGGAGAGCAGGTAAAGCGTAGTGCTACTCCATCAAACCCACATGTACAGCGTGCTGTTCAGTTAGGGAATGAAGCTAAGGCAAAACGTGTAGAGCGAGAACAGAAGCGTTTTGGTAAGCCGACAGTTGTCAAAGCATTTGATGATGCTGTGCATGGTGACAAAAAAGCTGCAAAGGAGTTGGGCATGCCGCAGGTTATGCAGCAGAAGAAAGACGAGATTGATTACATGCAGGCAACAGGGAAAGAATTACGTAACCCTGTTGACGCTGGATTGACATACGATAAAAATGGAGATGTAGTTCATTCCATGTTTGCCCCAACTGTAGCACGTGATGAACATGGAAATATCGTTACAAATGAGGCTGGAGAGCCACTTGTAGGGATATCGTCAGATGAAGCACGTGCAAAAGCATACGGAGATAGTGTACAGACAGGTATCGAGGCACAACATGAAAAAGATAAGGTTGATAATCTCTACAAAGATGCCGCTGAGAGTGTAAATGATGCCTTTGACGAAGATTACAAAAAGAAAGAGGCTTTCAGAAAGGAACATCCTTTCTTGGGAGCAGTAAGTGATGCACTTGAGGGATTTAGCAATCGAGGGAATGCTCTACAGTATACTCCAGAAGGTGCCAAGCCAGGACTTGCTGCTCTTGGCATGTTGTCGAAAGCTGCGATTGCAAAGAATAACGCAGATAGATATGGAGACGCTGGTACTCTAAGCCGTCTCTATGGTGGTATCATGGCAGGTTTGACAGATGTAGACACATACGATTTTGGAATAACTGACACATTCAACGCAGCTAATCTTTATCGTGCTGCAAAGAACTATGAAGAAGGTAAAGCAACCGCTAAAGACAAGATGCTTCTTGACGCAGCAGCTATTGCCAATAACGTCCAATCAGAAGCCTCTGATAAGCTTGGCGGTGCATTTGGGGCAGGTCAGAATCTTGTTCGCACTTTTGGCTTTATGATGCAAATGACATCAAACCCAGCCTCTGGGACAGGCAAAGAAGCTGCTGCAAGTGTTGCTAAGACAGTTGCAAAGAGAGCACTGCAGAGGTTTGGTAAAGGAGCAATAGCAAAAGCAGTCACAGGACTTGCAAAAGGGGCTGCACGTGTGGGAATGGATGCCGTGGAAGCAGGTGTTGTTACAGGTATGTATAGCCCAACAAAGATAGTAGGCGATTATCTCAATCGAAAGACAGGCGATGTGCAATCCGATGGTAAAGGCGGTTACATTTTTCAAAACAAGGAATATAGTGATGTAAAGGCACTCGCTAAGGCTATCAATGGTCAGTACGCTGAGAATATCTCTGAAATGTGGGGCGAATATCTGCCTGGTGTTGGTAAGGTAAATGCAGCTATTGGTCGTGGTGCACGTAAGATTGGCTTAGGAAAGGTTGTTGATGCTTTTGAATACATGAGTTCATCTAATTGGGCGAAGACATGGAAAAATTTCCAAGAGAGAACCAAATGGAATGGAATGGCTGGAGAATACTTCGAGGAGGTTGCAAATAACCTATACAACGCTGTTACCAATGGAGATATGACACTCGACACAGACCCACACACTGGAGTGTTCAACCCAAAGATTAATCGTGATACGTTCTATAGTGTAGCTCTGATGAGCGGTATAATGAGCGGAGTTAACACAGCAGGTTATGCAAGAGAACGATACAAGGCGCCACACGAGCAGCGCAAAGCAGACGCACAAGCACGTTCTGTTTTTGGTGAGCGTTGGGATGAATACAAGAACGCTATTGATAACGCGGATGAAAAGCAGATAGGTAGTGTAATGGAGAAAATTGGCAGTGATAAGTCTTTGTCAAACTCTCAGAAGATTGCAGCCTTACAATATCAATATCGTACAGCTGTTGTGCATGGTGTTAACGCACAAGACACAAAGAATAAGCTTGAGGGTCAGTTTAACGCAATGGATGAAGCCTACAGTATGGGTTATAACTTGCAAGACGAAAAGGAACTCAACAATACAGCTATTCTTTATGACGAAGCGAAGAAGCAAGCGATAAAAACTACTGGATGGGATGAAGATACCCTTGAAAGTATGATAGGTGAAGATGGCGGTGCGTCAACTTTAGCCTATATGAAGCATAGTAATGAGTTTAACGACGGACAGCTACAAGCGTTTACCGACTATGCCAATGCACGTGCAGCCTATAATGGAATGATTCAGCGTGTGAAAGATGATATTGACACAAAGGTACATGAAAGTAACCTTGAGGTGGAGCAGCGTACAAACCTTAATACTGGTGCTATTCATCCTGCAACGATGAAAGTAGATGATAGACAAGTGTATGTTGTCAATGGTAACGTTGTAATGCTCCCCGATGGTAGCGGTGTTGATCATGAACACTCTGATGATTTTGTTGTATTGCGTGATGCTAAGACTGGAAAACTTGAACAGGCAGACCCTTCTGCCATCTCCAAGGTGGATGCACCTATTAATTCAGAAGAAGAAAAAGAAGCTGCAGCGGACAATATCCGACAGACTGTTGCACAGCAGCAGGCTGATAAGATTGACGGAAAATTAGAATTCAAGCAAGGTGACACCTATTCAATTATTGACAAAGAAGACGGCACACAACACTCTTTGTCTATAATTGGTGATGCAATAGATGAGAAGACGGGACAGGTTAATCCTGAAATGGTGCTTGTTGATATTGATGGAGCTCAGCAGCCTATCCTATTGCCAAAAGAACAAGTACAGCAGCAGGTTGATGAGGCACGTCGAGTAGCTGTTTCAGCAACGCAGGTTGTAGAGAACGCACCAACTACCAATACTAATAATACTTACAGCATAAACGATGAGGTTACGCTCTCTGATGAGAATGGAAATACTGTTCGTGGAAGTATAACAGCCCCTGAGAATGAAGATGGTAAGTTTGAAGTCTACACAGAGCAGCCCATTAATGGTAAGAAAGTAAATCTGTTTAGTGCAGAAGAACTTGACACTATGACGAAAGCACCTACAGATGTTGTAGAAAACACAACAACTCAGCAGCCACAACAGCAGGAAGATACAGAGAAGTCTATAGAAAAGGAAACCCCACAACAGCAAACAACAGCTTTGGAGCGCATTCCTAAAGACGAATCTGGTCAGCCTCTTTATGAGCAGACAGAACCCGAAACGGCGTGGGATGCTATTGTAGAGCAGACGGAAGGTGACACGAGTATGGCACAAACTGTTGCCGATGATATGGTGTCAGATTTAGAAGCTGGTGTAAAAAAGGCTGAAAAAACCAAAACAAAGAGCGGTGGCAGCATTGCTGAGAAGATTGCAGCAGAAAAAGAACGTGCTGCGGTTATTGAACAGGCAAAGGCAACACTTGCACATTGGAGGAAGATTGCTGCTGTTAATCGTATGCGTGAAGCTGCAATACAAGCAGAGGAACAGCGCAAAGCTGATGAAGTGGCACGTGTACGTAAGGAACAGGAAGAGAAAGAACGTGTAGAGCAAGAAGAAGCAGAACGTGTCAAGCGTGAAGCTCTTAATGGTGTACCCGATTTTGTAGAAGATAAGGCAACCGCTGCACGAGCAAGAGGCTACAGGCGTGTTAATGGAGATAAGGTAGATAGACAAGAGCCTATTAACGCAACGAAAGGTAAAGAAGTACAGGTTAAATTTGATGATGATAACATCCCAACAGGACACGTTGCAATCATTGAAGCTAATCAGTTACAACCAAGCCATAAGAATGGGCAACGAAATCCACAGCATTTCATCGACGAGGCACAACCAAAAGAGCGCAAAGACGATGCAAGTGTAGGCGCAGCACGTAAGATTGCAGCAAATATTCGCCCAGAAGAAATTACATCATCTGTTACCGCTTATACAGGTGCGCCAACAGTGAATAGTCGTGGAGAGGTTATCCAGGGCAATAATCGAAGTGCCGCACTTCGTGAGATGTGGGACAATCATCAGGAGCAAGGTGATAAGTACAAAAAGTATCTCATTGATAATGCAGAATCATTTGGTCTAAGAGCAGAAGACATTGCAGCAATGGATAAGCCTGTACTTGTTAATATGCTCGATGTGAATGATGATGAAGCTATTTCTTTAGGTCAATTTGTAGCAAGTGATACAGAAAGTGGAGGTACAGAACGTATCAAGCCTAAGAATGTTGTTAAAAAGCTTGGTGACAAGATGAAAAACTTTGCAAACATTCTTTTGCGAGCTAATGACGAGAATATCTCTTTTGCAGAGCTTGTTGATAGTAATGGTGTGGATGCTTTGAAATGGCTAAACGCTAATGGAGTGATTAGTCCAACACAGTATAAGAGTGCATTTGATAGCAAAGGCAACATTACAGCAGAAGCAAAGAACGATATCAAGGGTATTATGTATCAGAGTATCTTCGAAGGTGGTAATACACAGCTTGAGGAGATGTTTAATGCGCTACCAGCAAAAGCACAGAAAGCAATTCTTGCAACGGCATATCGTGATTATGACAGTCCACAAAGCGAACACATGATAGGGGATATTCAGGACTCTATCATGGCATATTATGCTCTGTCACATGATAGCATGTTTATGAATGCAAAGAATCATAAAGATGCACGTATAGCTGTTGAAGCATGGAGAAGACAACTTGCTTTTGACGATGTTACAGGAGAAAGTTACCTTCCTGCAGAAAAATATAGTAACTTTGCATTATTGCTTGCGACTATGTACAAAGGCGATAATCAGTCACTCATACAGGGTACGTTCAATAAGATGTACGACCTTATACAAGGTACACAAGAAGAAACTTTGTTTGAGCAGCCTGATAACACGCCACGTTCACTTGCGCAAGCAATCAAAGAAATATTAAATATAGAATATAATGGACAACAAGGAAGCAATGTATTGGCTGGCGATAATTCAGCAAGCCAAGAAGGGAGAACAGGAAGCAATGGAGATGCTACGCCAAGAGGACGAAGTGAGGATATCGATGGGACAGAAGCCAATCAAGGAGGAACTGAAGGAGATACTGAAAGAAGCGGAAGTGGACAAAGCAGTGGAGAGCAAGAAGAGGTTGCAACAGAAAACTCACATTTAACGAAAAAGGAGGCTGCTGATTTTATAGCTCAAATGGAATTGGGTGCAGATGTAGCACAAGAAATTCCGTTAACAATAGAAAATTGGGATAAAGAATTTGGAGAAGATGGCATAGTTTCCACCCCTATTGGTGACGTTAAAATGGGCGAGAACCAATTTGCAAAACTTATGCGAGCAGGTCGTAATGGCAAATTGGGAATGCTAAAACCAACGTTGGAATATCCAGATGCCATTGTAGAAGAAAATAGTAAAGCAAAGGAGGGAACGCATACAGAACGACCATCTTCTTTCATCTTTATAAAGTCTTTCAGGAAGTCTGACGGAACACGTTATTACTATTTCACGTCAATAACTGTTAGTGTTGATGGGAAAGAAGTCGTTGTTTCCAATCAAGAAAAAAGCCGTAACAGGATATTACGGCTCTTGATGGAGGGTAGTGTTATTTGGCGCACTCCGAAAGATGCGACTACTTCTTCGGCTGAGAAGCAAGGTTTGGACTATGTTCACCCTGATAAAGCCGAGGGCGAGACAAAGGGCTCGGTAATAACTCCTCAAAACACTCCTTCTGTTGGCAAAGATAAGCAATCTTCTGCTACAAAGCAAGAAATTGTAGACAATTATTTAGAAAAGCCTGCAAGTAGTGAAGATTTGTTTGCAATGGCTGAACGTGTAGCGGAAGAAGATAAAGCTAAGCGTACACGTAAAAAAGAGGAAGCAAAGGTTGATACCAATCCGACTGAAGCACAGAAAGAAGCTGGCAACTACAAGAAGGGTCATATCAAGATAGATGGCTTCAATGTCACTATTGAACAACCTAAGGGTAGTGTTCGTCGTGGTAAGGACGCAAATGGCAAGGAATGGGAAACCGAGATGCATAATACCTACGGATATATTCGAGGCACGGAAAGCGTTGATGGTGATCATATCGACATCTTCTTGTCAGATAACCCAACAGAGGGTAACGTCTTTGTTGTAGACCAAGTAAACAAAGATGGTTCTTTCGATGAACATAAGGTAATGTACGGATTCTCTGATATGGAGAGCACAAGGAAAGCATATCTTTCTAATTATGAAGAGGGATGGCAAGGCTTGGGCAACATTACAGAAGTTAGCAAGGAAGAATTCAAGAAGTGGATTGATAGCAGTAAACGCAAGACAAAACCGTTTGCAGAATATTCTACTGTCAAGACGCAAGGCGATGTGCAGACTAAGAAGCCGACAGAAACCGAAGATTTTGCTCGACAAGATTTAAAAGAACTCGAAGATTTCCAAAAGAACACAGATACAACAGGGCGTACTACAATAGATGTAGATCGATACGAGGCAGAAGATTTGTTTGCACCATTGTTGCTTGACGGCAAGACCTCGAGGCTGGGTGTTTTAACCGTAGTGCCAGACAAGATAACTGACCCGAGCGGACAGATTGCTGTGTATGACTATTCTGACGAAATAGACGAAAAGACGAACAGTGGCTGGCAGAAGTGGGGAGACCTTACTGATGAATATAATAAGACGGTAGATAGCAGCGATAAAGCCCAAGAGCGAGGAGATACTGCGACGTTAGGTTTTACGAGTGTTGATGCAGCTTTGAAGTTCTATGATTGGTTGAATACAGGTGGACCAAAAAGTGCTAATAAGGTATTGGAGCAGAGTAATGAGCCAATGAATGCAGATGGGCATGAATATCAGGAAAACGGTTCATTGCAGTATTCGACAGAAGATTTAACCAATAACACTACAGCAAAGCGGTTAGCCACAGACACCATCTTGTCAGCCTTAAACAAGGCAGGTATAGAAGTTGTGCGTGCTACTGATGAGCAAGTGCAAGAGTTGCTTGCCAACACCCATGCAACCTCCCTACGCACCCCACAAGGCACTATTTACGGCTGGGCAGTCGATGGCAAGATTTATCTTACAGAAGCAGGCATAAACCCTGACACGCCAATCCATGAGTACACGCACTTGTGGGCAGAAGCGATGATGTCAAAGAATAAGCAAGGTTGGAATAATATAAAAACATTGCTTAAAGGTACTTCCGTGTGGGAAGAGGTCGTCTCAGATTCTAATTATTCCAATATTACGAACAATGAAGATGCTGTTGCAAGTGAGGTTTTGAGTCGCATCAGTGGCAGAGAAAATGCAGCGAGAATGGAATCAGAAGCACAGAAAGTCATAGATGAAGACAAAGATGTTTTTGAAAAAGCAAAATCTGTAACATTGCTAAACCGAATAAAACGTGCATTGGATATGTTTTGGAAATGGGTAGGTAAAGAACTGTTCAAGATAAAGAAATTTGGTTCAATTAACGAGGTGACAGATAGGGTACTATATGACCTTATGCATAGCACAAAACTTAACTCTAATGACAAATCCCTTATAGGTGTGCATAACATATCGGAGCAAAAGCTTCGTAAAGTTTTAAAGCAAGGAGGATTTGCTAATCCGTCTATAGCTGTTATTGACACAGATAAGCAGGTGCATAATGATTATGGGGAAATCTCTCTCATTTTGCCATCTCGTAAGATTAACAAGTCTACAGGTAAAAATGCAGGAACGTTCGAGGGCGATGCATGGACACCTATGTACCCTGTTGTCGAAAAACAAATAAGTAGCGATGGCAGAATAACGATACATAACGACATCAATGCTGTGCCAAAGGATATGCAGAGTGAAGTCCGTAATGCATTAAATAGATGGTTAGAGAATGGCTCGGACACTGATTTATCATACCTTTACTTATTCCAGCAAGGGAAAGCTCCGCAGATGATTGTCGAAAAGCCAAAATACAGCAATGAAGTTCACAAGACTCTAAACGATATTATGTTTGGCGTTAATAGCGTTTATAATTTATCAAAAAATGAAATAAAGAAACTAGTAGAACTTTACATTCAAACCGAACTTGATGGAAACATTAAAGAATATAATGAAGCAATTCAAAGAAAAATTTCAAAATATGAAGAGCTAATTAAAAGAGGTAAACCTAACTCTTTGCGATATAGAGTTGCAGATAGCTACTTAGAAGATATTGAGAAATATGGATACCCTCTTTCTCCTTTAATCAACTTTGTAAATGATGTGCAGAGAGATAAAATTAAGCAAGGAAGCAAAAATGCACAAAAGACTCTTAACACAGCAAGTCAAATCATAAAAGATGCTGGTCTTGAAAAAGATTTTAAGAACTGGATAGAGGGTTTAAATAATCGTTACCAAACAAAAGAGGTTATTTTTGACGGCTTTACTCCAACAGGCAAACGTAGATATATCCCTAATACGTTAGAGAATGTATCTAAAATTATGAAAAAACAGGGACGACAAGCCTCTGCAGGGATAAGCATATCATTTTCCAACTTTGCTGCAGCCGTAATGAAAGCAAACGGAAGTCTTGATAATATCAGAAAGAAGAAAAGCAAACTCACAAATGAGCATAAAGATATAGAAGACTTTGAAGAAAAATGGAAAGAAGTATATTTCGACTTAGCAATGAAATTACAGCCAAATGCGAATATGTTTGATGATTACGGATTTGCACGCTTACAAGAGGCTGCGAATGAGAAAAACCCGCAAACATACATTAGAAATGTTTATGGGATAACGTTATCAGAAGAAGATGTTCAGAAGTTACAAGACTTGGTGGAAGCTATTCGAGAAGAAAGACCAGCGTTGTATTTTGAAACAAAATTTGAGCGTCCTGTTATTCTCAATGAATTCTCTAAGGCTGTTGTACCAGAAGACCTCTCTGATGATTTGAAAAAGACATTAAGAGATAATGGTGTAGAAGTATTCACATATAAGCGAGGAGATATTGAAGAAAGACAAAAAGCAACTCAGGAGGCTGCTTACAGCAGTAATGATATAGCTTTTCAAGTAATAGATAACAGCAGAGATTCTGAACTAATTGCTATCAACGAACAGTTCAATAGAGAACTGGCAGAGCTGACGGAAGAAAATGCACAATCGAAACGATTAAAGTTAGGTTATCCTTCACCTATGCTGTCGGCTGCAGGTGTTCCGGATAAGCCTATCATTCTCTATGGTAATAAGCTTTTGAAGAAAGCAAAACTCCATAATTTTGATGTCAAGGAGCTGCACAACCTGCCTCTTGCCATGCAAAACCCTATTGCAGTATTTGAGGGTAGTCATCCAAATAGTTTTGCTACGCTATTAGAAATCAAGTTAGGAGGACACAATACACTTGCAAGTATAGAAGTAAATAAGAAGGGAGAAGCTGACTTTAATTTCATTTCCTCTTTGTTTGGCAAAGAGAGCAAAGGTGTAACCAAGTGGATATTGGACGGAAAACTATTAAGCGTGGATAAAGAAAAAGCCCAATCTTATATAAGCGCTTCTGCTCTCAATGCAGATGCCACATATAAAAATGAGCTTTCTTCTGCTGCAAAGATAGTGAAAGATTTTGTAAATCCTGTAATACAAGACGAAAATCTTTTGCGTGATGATACAGACACTCTTTCAGACATTGAATACGAAGATGGAAATTTTAGTGAGCTTACAGCAGAAGAGCCACTCTTTAATGTTTCTTCATCCATCAGAAGTCTTATAGAAGGTAATTTGTTTAGCGAAGTAGATTTTAGTGATTCACCAAATAAGAATGTGAATCAAGCAATTTCTAAACTTACAGACGATAAACTCTTAAAGGAAATCGCTAAAGGTGATAGCAAAGAATGGAACTTCTACATGGAAGAATATGATCGTCGCCATAATAAAGAGTTTCAGGAAGCTGTGGAAAGGTACATGAACTCGCTTGAGGACGAAAAGACCTCATTAGATACTGCGTACGGCTCATATGTCAATGTTGCAAAGAATTGGTCCAATGGCGGTTATCATACGACAGAACGTACTTTACTGCGTGCTCAACTTGATGCAATTGAGGATTATGTAAGTAAAAAAGAGAGCGAACAACTTTCAAGCGTAGAAAGCGAGGCTTACTACCAAGCCAAAGAGACTGTAAGAAAAGTGGGCTACGACCTTACACGTCTGCGTCTACGTCCTTTAGAAGAGGGCGAGGCTTGTCACGTGGAACGTAGATATACAGAAAGTAACGGTTTTAGTTTTACAGGAAAGGAGCATGTTGAAAGTATTGAGGATATTGCATATATCTTCAAACAGCTTGAAACATCATCTGTCGAAAACTCGTTTCTGGTGTTGATAAAAGATGGAACCCCAACAGTCCTTCACCTCTCTATTGGCGCATACGCTACAACCTTAGCTCCTATCGAGCAAGCTATTGTGGCTGCTGATGCTATTAATCCAGATAAGGTGCTGTTTGTTCACAACCATCCAAGTGGAAACATATCTGCAAGTAAGCAAGATATGGATGTGCAAAAGAAGATGAAGGAAATCTTTGGAGGGAAAGTGATGCCAGCAATCATTATCAATACCACAAGTGGCAAATTTGGTATGTTCTCAGAAGACGGAAGGCTTGAAGATGGAAATATTCCTTTGCCTGATGAACATAATAATATCCCTATTAATGTATATCAGTTTAGTCAGCAGGTATTTGCAAAAGACTGGAACCCTGAGTTTGCTTTCAGAGCTGCAAGCCCAGAAAGTATTGCAGAGTATGTTAGTAGTCATCGTCTTGGCGAACACAAGAAAATGAGTCTTATTATCCTTGACCAAGCTGGTCATGTCACAGGAAATGTATTCCTTCCATGGACAAAGTTAACAGATGTAGATAGTCATAAGAATATTATGCAAATAATCTCTTATGTCAATCAGATGGGTGGTCGCTCTGCTATCTTATATGGAAATTATGAACTCGGAGAGGATACACGAGATACTAATAAATCTATCTTTAAGATTAAGACCGCATTTTCTAATAGCGCCTTACACCTCATGGATGTTATCAATATTGATGATAGCGCACTCGATAGAGGCGCCATGGAGGAAGACGTTGAATATGGCAAGCGCAATCTTGATGAAGAAAAATATCGAGAAGGCTATGGTTCATATACTAATAGCGAGTTGAGCTTTATCAATGACCCAGTTGCAAAGATGCTTGGTAAGAGCAACCGTGCGGAGGAAGCCCACAAGGCTTTTGCGGAAAGGGAACGCCAGCGCATGATAAGTCGTATAAGTGAACTTGCTGACAAGTTACATCTTAATAATATTGAAACCGTTACAGATAGTAACAGCTTGCAGGGAAAGAAAGCTAAGGCAAAAGGATTCTATTCTAAAAGTAGTGGAAAAATCACCATCGTTATCCCTAATCATGCAAGTGTAGAAGATGTAGAGAAGACTCTGTTACATGAGGCTGTAGCGCATTATGGGCTAAGGAAATTGTTTGGTGAACACTTCGAGACGTTCCTTGATAACGTTTATCAGAATGTTGAACCAGAAATAAGACGTATTATAACAAGGCAAGCGGCAAATAACAACTGGGATTTCCGTACAGCAACAGAAGAGTATCTTGCAGGACTGGCAGAACGAACAGACTTCGAGAGGGTTCATTATGCAATATGGAATAAGATAAAAAGTTTATTCCTAAAGATGTTACATAGTATCGGTTTTGAGGGCTGGTCAGCTACAGAATTAAGTGACAACGAACTTCGTTATTTGCTATGGCGTAGCTATGAAAATATGAAAGAGCCAGGTATATATCGCAGCATATTAGGTGAGGCAGAAGATGTAGTAAAGCAAAATGAGTTAAAGGTTGGAAACTATGATCAGCAGGACACTAATTCTTCTAATGTAGCTGAAAGTAAGACTGAGGCACAGAATACCTTATATCGTCAAGGTTCAATCGGCCAGTCAGCTTATGACATCTACGAGAATGCCGTAAAAGACAGCGGTACGCAGACAATGTTAGGAGCATTGGCACGTACTGTCTTTAGCAAAGATGCTCGCACAAGGTTTAAGAACAAGTTTGCCGAAAGCTATTTCGATTATAGCCGAAGTATTAAGCAATTACAAGACGCAATCGAAGATAGCTTAGGTGTTAAGTTGGATAGCTATGAGGACGTATGGCGCACGCTTAATGCAAAGGGTAGTGCAGATGCACAAGAAGTAAACCTTGCTATGTTACGTTATATTGCACCATTAGCCGAGCATATCGGATATATGATAAAAGGTAAGAGCCTTAATGGTGAAGCCTTAACGGTGGACGATGTAGAAAAGTATATGAATGCCGTTCATGGTATAGAACGAAACAAGCACATGCAAGAAGCAGTCTTTAGAGATAAGCTGATAAAGAAGCTAAAATCAGAAGGCTACAGTAACGATGAAAGCGAAGCTATAGCAGAAGCTGAGTTGGATAATATTCGCAAAGGCGATGGTAGCATGTATATGGACATATACGATAATGCACGCAAGGACTATTCGGGTTTGACAGCATTGTTTGGCGATGAAGTAGAAGAGGCAGACAATGTAGATGAGTTGGAAGCAGCAGCAACGCAATACGCTAACGACTTTGGAAAAACTGTCGGAATGGACAAAACTTTAGAGTTGTGGGATAAAGTTAGGGCACTCAACGACTTTTCATTACGTAAATCCTATTTGAGCGGCTTGATAAGCAAAGCACAATATGAAGGTGTGAAGCAGATGTATCAATATTACGTTCCACTTCGTGGTTGGCATGAGGGTGCGGCTGGCGACATCTATGAATACATCTCACGAGGTGAACGTACAGGAATGTTAGAAAGCGCACTTAAGGCCGCTAAAGGTCGTAAGAGTCGCGCAGGTAATATCTTAGGAACAATGGCAGCCATTGTAAACACAGCCATTGTACAAGGTAACAAAAATCTTGTCGCACAGAAGTTCCTAAACATGGCACTAAACTATGGTGAGAAGAGCGGGCTACTTATGGTAGGTAAGCAATGGTATGAAGAGAGTGCCAACGGAGAACTCATCCCCCTATTCCCAAATCTCCATGACGGTATGACGGTACAAGAACAACAAGACGAAATAGAACGTTTTGAGAAAGACATGGAAGAAAAGCGCAAGGCAGGAAGGGTCAGAGAGTTAAGGAAAGGCTTCAATAAGGAAGTAGGCTTGCGTATGCCGAAGTGGCAAGAGCAAGAACATTGTGTGCGAGTACTGCGCAACGGCAGGGAGCATCAGGTGTACATTCTTGGCAATCCAAGGGCAGCACAAGCTTTTAATGGGTTGCTAAATAAACAAGCAAAATCAGATATATTGAGAGATGGTTGGGCAGCATGGATGCGTACGAAAGCAACTATGCAAACAAGCCTTAGTCCAGAGTTTGTCTTTAGCAATTTCCAGCGTGATATCCTCACCGCAGGAACGGGAACATATATTAAGTTTGGCCGTAAGGCAGGAGTAGAGTTTGCTAAGAACCTTACAATGCTTAACCCTATGGCAGGAATGAGCGAGGGACGCACAGGCGGTATCTTCACCCTTATTCACCGCTATAATAACGGTACACTCGACAAGAGTAACGAAGTAGAACGCATGTTTGACGAGTTCGTTCGCAATGGTGGTATGACAGGCGTTAGTGTCATAGAGGGCAAAGACGAATATCAAAAATCCATTAATAGGGCAGTGAAGCGTATCAAGCAAGGTAAGTTAGACATGGGACGTCAAGCAATTCATGGTTTAGCCGATGCTATAGAATTTATGAATAGCGGTGTAGAGAACTCCACTCGCTTTGCAGCCTACATGGTAAGTCGAAAGACCTTAGGCAAGAGCGTGACAGAAAGTGTGTTTGACGCTAAGGAAGCCAGCGTGAACTTCAATATGAAAGGTAGTGGTGCTTGGCTAAATCTATGGATGCGTAGAAACATAATGTATGCCAACCCAGCTATTCAATCATTACGAATGTTAGGTACGTGGTATGAAGCAAGTCCCAAGCGTTTCATGGGAGTGTTATCCACAATCATAGCAACGAGTGTCACCATGGCAATGTTATGGGCAAGCATAGGTGCAGGCGATGGGGATGATGACAATGATTGGTATAAGCTCAGCGAATGGAATAGATACAACTATCTAAATGTTTGGACAGGTAATGGCTATGCACATTGGAGTTTGCCACAAGAGTTTAGGCCTGTATGGGCATTAGGACAAATAGTGTTTGATTGGCAGAGGGGCATGGTAAGTGAAGAGCGAGCAATCAATTCGATGATGACGCAGCTAAATAATCTTAGTCCGATGGCTTTCTTCTCAGGCGGTATGGATAGTAAAGACAGCTATTGGAAGACTGCCATACGTGCATGGACGCCAACTATCGCAGCTGACTTTGCAGACGCTTATGTATGGAATGAAAATTTCTTAGGACAGAAGATAACCAACCAAGAGGACTATAACATAGACTCTCCCGAATTTCAGCGAGCAGGTAAGAATACTCCTCACTGGGCAGTCTCTTTGAGCAAGCAGTGGAATAACGGTACAGGCGGAGCAGAGAATAGAAAGAGCTATTGGGACAGCCCAGCACTCAATCCAAGTGCACTATACTATCTTGCCCAGCAGCAGTTAGGCGGTTTAGGTACGATGGTAACCAAACTCAGTAAGGCATACGAACAATTGGAAGATCCCAATGGAGAGTTAGAAGCTAAGAACATACCGTTCGTATCGAAAGTTTGGGTTTCAACCGAAGACAAGCAATCCAAGAACCGTGTTACAGACGATAAGTTTTGGTTTATATACAACGACTGGAAGTTGATAGACAGTGAGATGAAGCACAATAAGTCAGACGTTGAAAAAGGCAAGATGAGTTTAACAGACCTTGCCGAGCGCATGAACGAACTGCAACAGAATGGCGACCATAAGCGATGGGCACGTCTGAGAGGCTACATGAAAGGCTATGACGAATTACGCAAGGCGCGCAATAATGGAGCAGACGTAGAAGAAGCTATGGATGAACTTAAGAAAGATGTTGTAAAAGAAGAAGAGAAAACACTAACGAGTAAATAGTTAAACTTATGATAGTGTAGGCATTGTTTATCTTTGCCTACACTATTAAATTGGATATTAATATGCATACTGTTACAAATAAAAGGGAGAAGCTTATACCGATGAGTCGTATTACTCCAAATACGAAAAACGAGGAAATGGATACGGTTGCTTTTCGTGCAAACAATTTTGAGAGGCGTAGGGCTTTTGATGTGCTCATGGAGGCTCAACACTATTGGAACGAAATGGAGCAGTTCCGAAAAGATAGACAGAGGAACAAGAGATACACCTACGGAGACCAATGGGACGATAAGATTTGCGTCGATGGCAAAACGATGACAGAGGAAGAGTACATCAAGCAGCAAGGTAACGTTCCGCTAAAGAACAATCTTATCCGAAGACTTGTTCGTAATGTACTTGGTGTATATCGTTCGCAATCGAAAGAGCCTACATGTGTAGCACGAGATAGAGATGAACAGAAACTTGGAGAAACAATGTCTACCATTCTGCAATGTAATATGCAACTCAACAGAATGAGCGAGGTATATGCACGAACAATGGAAGAGTTTTTAATCTCTGGCTTTATTGTACATCGTAAAAGTTATGGATGGCGTAACGGCAAGGAGGATTGTTGGACGGATTATGTGCAGCCCAATAACTTCTTTATCGATAACAATATGCGTGATTTTCGTGGTTGGGACGTTGGTTGCTTGGGAGAGGTTCACGATATTAGCTTTGGACAACTCTGTGAACAGTTTGCAGAGGCTCCTGAAGATTATCGTAAACTGAAGGACATATATAAATGGGCAGATAAAAAGGAATATATAGCGAGCTACGCAGAGAAGTTTGGCTATAGTAGACTTGATAATTTTGATTTCCTCTTCACCAGTGAGCCTGGAAGATGTCGTGTTATAGAAGTTTGGCGCAAGGAGCAGAAGCCGCGCTATCGTTGCCATGACTATCTTAATGGAGATATTTACAAAATAGACGAAGAAGATTATTACAAGGATGTTGTATCAGTAAACGAGCAGCGTATGCAAATGGCTGAGGCTTCAGGAATGCCAGCAGAAGAAGTCCCACTTATCAAAGCAACTTGGTTCATGGATGATTATTGGTACTTCTATTATCTTTCCCCATTTGGACATATCCTTAAAGAGGGAGAAACCCCTTTTGAACACGGAAGCCACCCTTATATATTCAAAGCTTATCCATTCATAGATGGTGAGATTCATTCGTTTGTCAGTGACGTAATAGACCAGCAGAGGTATACTAACCGACTCATTACGCTATATGATTGGATCATGCGAGCGAGTGCTAAGGGTGTCTTGTTGATGCCAGAAGACTGTTTACCTGATGGTGTTAGTATGGAAGATATTGCGGAAAGTTGGGCAGAATTTAATGGCGTTATAGTCTTTAAGCCGTCAAAGACAGGACAAATGCCACATCAAGTAGCGAACAACTCTACTAATATTGGTATTACCGAATTACTCAATTTACAGCTAAAGTTCTTTGAGGATATATCAGGTGTGAATGGAGCTTTGCAGGGTAAGCCTGGTTTCTCTGGACAAAGTGCGTCCATGTATAATCAGCAAGTTCAGAATTCTACAATGTCATTGCTTGATATGTTGGAGTGCTTCTCTTACTTTGTTATAGATGGAGCTTATAAGGATGTGAAGAATATACAGCAATTCTATGATGGGAAACGTGTGTTTAACATCGCAGGTAAGAGCGGTGCACAAATCGAATACGACCCTAAGAAAATTAGAGATGTTGAATTTGACTTGTCTATCACCGAAAGTACAACAACACCAGCATATCGTCAACTTGCTAATGATGTTCTTATGCAACTATGGCAAGCTCAAGCTATCAGTGTAGAACAACTACTTGAACATGGAGACTTCCCATTTGCAGATGATCTACTGCAAAGCCTACAATCTCAAAAAGAACAGATACAGCAAGGACAGTTACCTCAAGGTGTATCACCGCAGATTATGCAAAAAGCGCAACAAGGAGCTAATATGCAAGCTGTAGACCAACTGCATCAAGCGTTACAAGCTGCATAACAAAAGGCGTAGGATAATCCTACGCCTTTTGTCTATCTTTTCTTATTTACATTCTTTTGGATATTCTCTACCGCTAAAGGGTCATTGGTAAGAGTGGCAATGCCGTCAAGGCTTTGTTTTTGTCTTACGTTGTATCTTCCCATTGCACCAAGAGTAATACTGTTGCTTCTTCAATTCAATAACAGAGGCTGGCATTTCTGCTGTCCCATTTCTATATGGTGTTGCATAAAAGCACTCTCTTTCAAGGTCAGCAACAAAAGCCTTATTGGTGATATAGCCTTTGTGTTTTAGTCGACGGAAGTTAAATCTATCCATAACAAGGAGTGCTTTCTTTGTACCTGGCGCAGGCATAACGTAATAACGTTCACCAGTTCTCTCATGTGCCTCATTCGCCTTTCTTACCGCTTCACGATAGCGAAGATAAGCTTTCAATTTTTTAAAAACATTCATCATCTTATTATATATTAAATTAAACTTATATTGTTGCAGCTGATACTGCTTTTTTCTTCTTGGGGACACGCATATTGACACGCACCACAATAGTTGGTATAGGCATTTCAAAGAAACATATATGAAGACCAATAGCACGTGTCATTAACAAATCATCATGCTTACCAGTAATAGCACCAAAGGCTCCATTCTGCTTTTTCTCATAAACCACATATTCATCTAAACAGCGTTCGTCACGTTCTGTGTACAAATGTTCACGTATAACCTTTATCAAAGTTGATATGATCATTGGCTTAGTTGCAACATTGGTGTGGAAACCATACTTACGAGGCAGACCTTCCCTAATCTCGTCTTCTGTTTGTTTACGTGCATAGAGGTTGGGGTAAACATCTTTAATCTGGTTAAGAATAAAGTGCGATAAATCTCCGTCCACTTGTCTTTCCTTGTCATGTGTCTCAAGTGTGTTACTCTCAATAACAAGTAAGGAGTTATCATAGAATGCTGCTATTTGTGCAGCTTTCCAAGCAAGTATATCCATGTCAATGTGTCCGTACCATTGCGCAACTACTTCTGGTCTATCTCCATCTAACATAAACAGACGGTCAATTACTAATATAACAGACCAGTCGGCTTTTTTCGAACGCCCACCAATATCAACTATTGTAAGATACCTATTTGTAACAATCTCTTTGTCATCAATCTCTGGCAAATCCCAAATCCATAGTAACCCTTGCGTGTCTTTCGCAAAGCGAAGATTTTTGAGTGCATCTTTACCAGAGTCACCATCTGCATAAACATCTCCAATATACTTAGGTGGTTTGCATGATGCTCTGAACTCATCAACTTTATACTTATCGAAGACACGTTCACCCGAATGTACAAAAGCCTCAACATCATCAGATGGATATTCAGATGCCATTGGGGCATGTTCATTATATTTAGCACGCTCTTGTACATACCAGTTAATTGCTTCTAACGTTGCGCCCTGCTCCCACAACCACCACAGGTACTTTCCACTTTCAGCACGTGCCGATGAAGCACTACCATTGTTACGATTCTTCCATAGCCATATAGCAAAATCTGCTTTTTCGTTTTCATTCTCAAAAGATAGCGAGTACTGCTCGATGTCAAACCAAGAAACAAACATTGCTTCAAACTGTGAAGTTCCACGTTTTGCCGCATCATATTCTCGCTGAAAGAAGTTTCCTGTACCGTTTGCTGTACTCTCGTAAACAATCATCGTATACGGCTTCAATAAGATTCCAGAGCAAGCTGAGCGTACAATATCCTCAGGCTTCTTCCCATCTGTAGTTTTCCATAGTCCCACCTCGGAAAGATGTACTAAATTGTAATCTCCACCACGGCAAGAGTCTGGTCGTTCAGCAGTACCAATTTTTATCTTGCAGTTACGTTGTGGTACACGATGAATAGAACCAGAGTGTCCTACACCTACTAATTTAGACTCATTTTCATTGTAGGTTTCACCCAGTTTATAAAGCATAGATATAGGATAAGCTTTAATCATACGGTCAAACATATCCTTGATTTCATCAGAACCAGCACCTTGGTGAGCAATGATTAGCGAGTTAAGACCTACCTTGTGAATGAGCTGAAGCCATGCCATATATAGCTGAGATGTTGTAGAACCTCCCCATTGTCGTGCCTTTAGTAGAACTATTCGTATGGGCTTGTTGGCTTTGCGTAACTTTTCAAGTCGCTCAACAAACTTCCTTTGAGGGCGTGTGAGTCGAAATAATACATCGTCTCCACCACCTTTGTTTTTGATGTAAACATACAATGCTGCCCAAAAAGCAAAGTCATAGCGACACCTTAATCGTACAAATTGCTCTATAACTTTAAGACGATCTTCCTCAGAATATTCTACTTCTAATTCTTCTGTTAGGAATTTTATAATACTTCCACACTTGATTAATAGTTTTACCAATGGAATGCTAAGCATTTCAACAGGAATACATTGTGTTTCTAATGGGAAACCATCTATACGTACTTCAACACGTTCTCCAATAGACCCTATACCACTGATAGGGTCAAACTTCTGATAAACGTCAGCATTACGTTTGTCATTCTCTTTTAATATTTCGATTATTTTTTTCTGCATATTACAATCGGATAGTTAAGAAGAGATGATAATATGCCACATAAATAGCAATACAGATGGAGCCAGCTATTTGTGTATGGGAATACAAAACCGACAATAAGATAGAAGACCATCCATGCTTGATAGTACAATTTCCTACGCACTTCTAACGAAATAGAACCGAAGAGAAAAAAAACAATTCCAGATAGTCCCACAGTTGGTAACGTAGAAATAGGTAAGACCCGAGAAAGTGTTTCTATAGGGAATGTTACGGCAATAATATACGCAAGTATTAGCCTTTGTAATCTGATATTGTAGATAAAAACTAAACTGATAAGGCACCAAGCGTTAAGGGTAGCGTGTATGATACCCGAATGAAAGAAAGGGTAGAGAACTCTCCCCACCCATGAACCTCCTGCATAGATGCCAACCTTGTGCAAGTCAGAAAGCTTCAATAAGGATAAAGCTATTACTATCACTGCTAAAAGCAATGACGTAATCTTTTCTTTCTTTCTTCGTATCTTTTCTTTCTCTCTTTGCATATCATAATTCTAATACTGCCAGCACTTAAATAGAATTTAGGGGCAGGCTGTGCTACAACTATCTCACAACACTTATTAATCGACCAATGAGGGTTCTTTGTCTTAAGTTCAATAACACGTTTGTGTATTTCATGAAACATTTCACGTTTTAGTGGGCGCATCTTATAATAAGGGTGTTTACCTTTTATAATTGCCATTACTATTTTACTTGCCCAAATTTCTGATACCCAAAACCTCCGTGAAGGCATATTGGATATCTGTTCGCAAATGTGTGGAATACTGATATATTCGCATGAAGATATATGCTCATCATATAGCCTCATTATATCGTTCATGCGCTCTTCAGCATACTCCATAGTGGAACCTCGATGTTTCATAACGGTTTTATCTATGTTCCAAAGTTACAAAAAAGAACGTAAAAACTTAAACGATTTATATAATAATTGTATCCTATTTTTGCATTAAAACAACCATCATAAATTTAGAGATATAAGATTATGGCTGAAAATCCAACAGTTAAGAGTAATCGTGATAAGTTTAGAGAAAGGATGAGTAAGAAGTATCCTGATCATAACTTTGACGATGAAGAGGCTTTATATGGTCAAATCGGGGACGACTACGATGGATACGAAAAGGAAATTAATGGCTATAAGGAGCGTGAAAAGGCTTTCTCAGACCTTTTTACAAGTGACCCTCGCAGTGCTTCTTTCCTCACCAACTGGCGTAAGGGTGGCAACCCTGCCATAGAATTGGTACGTATGTTCGGAGACGATTTTGTAGAAGAACTGAAAGACCCTGATAAGCAGGAAGAACTTGCAAAAGCAAGTCAAGAGTATGCAGAACGTGTTGCCAAAGAGAAAGATTTTGACGAGCAGTATCAAAAGAATATTGCTGAAACGCTTTCCACTATCAAGGCGATTCAAGATGAAAAGGGATGGAGTGACGAGCAGGTCGACGAGATAATGGAATTCCTTGTTAACATCATGAAAGATGGAATTCTTGGTAAGTTCTCACGTGAGAGTATTGAAATGGCTTCAAAGGCTATCAATCACGATGCTAATGTTGAGGAAGCTGCACATGAAGGCGAAGTTCGAGGACGTAATGCAAAGATTGATGAGAAACTTCGCAAAAAGTCCCACAATGATGGTACTGCTAATCTCAGTGGTAAGAACGGAGGTAGCGGCTCTAAACGACAATTACCAGACCTTGGTGCTATCAGTCGCTACGATGGTAACCAGTCTATTTGGGAGCGTGGTGGCGAGAAACGTACAGCCTACAAATAAGTACAATTTTTACTATTAATAATTCAAAACAAAAGAAGAATGAAGAAAATTAAGAAAAGTTCGAGTTTTCTCTGTCGCATTATGCTAACATTGTTGGCTATTGTGATGGGAGCGTCAAACGGCGTGCTGATGGCTAATGCCTCCGCACTTCCAGATGCTGGAAAAACAAATGCAGGAGCAGAGGGCACTGGTGGCACTGATGGTATTGCAACAGAAACACAGGGACGTACAGATGGTGACGAAAACTTCTACATGAGTGACGTAGACCAGCGTATCATTAAGATTCGCCCTATGGCTACGCCAGTAGACCAGATTAGCCGCTTTGCAAAATCAAGTTCTTGTGACTCATTTGTGGTGAAGTATTATTCTGTTGGAACACGTGAAATTAAGTGTACTACTACAAAGAAGGTTGAGGCTATGACCACTGGTGCCAGCACATCACTTCCTGTGAGCGACACCAATATGTTTACACTCGACGATACTATCCGTGTAGTTGGTGTTAAGGGTGTGACAGACCCTAATACAGGTAAGGCATATACAGGTAGTAATATTCCTGACCTTGTGCTGTGTGTATGTGGTAAGGATGCTTCTACAAATGTACCTACAGTATATGCTGTAAATGGCTCTATGGATAACACCTCTAAGCAGCCTATCTTTGTCCCAGAGATTAAGAGTGGTGCTACGCTTGTAAGAATGGGTAAGGCTTGTGGAGAGTTGGATGTTCAGACTGGACGTTTCAATAATATTCCAATGCCAGAGACTCAGTACTGTCAGAACTTCATGATTCAAGTAGAACAGTCAACCTTTGAGAAGATTGCGTCAAAGGAGGTGAACTGGAACTTCTCTGATTTGGAAGAGGATGGTATCTACGACATGCGTCTTGCAATGGAGAACTCTTACCTATTTGGTGTTAAGAATGTTATCAAGCATATCGCTAAGGAGGGCATGAATACTTGGTTCACTGGTGGTATCTGGTGGATGGCAGGAAAGGATATCGAGGTTGGAAAGTGGGATGCAGCAAAGAATTGTGCAGTTATTTCAGATGAAGACCTCGTCGATATCACCAAGGATTTGTTTGTTGGTACTGGTATTGGAAACAAACGTAAGATTCTCCTCTGTGGTTCAGACATGCTTTCTGCATTCTCTAAGATTAAGAGTGACAAGTTCCGTCTGAAGGACACCGTTGAGGTTTGGAACTTGAAGTTTAAGTCATGGGATACAGACTTTGGAGAGGTTCTTACAGTTCATCATGAGTTGTTTGATGTTAATGGTATGAGTGATTGTGGCTTCGCTCTTGATCCAGAATATTTGTCTAAGAAAACACACATCTCTTGGGGTCGTAATATTCTTGACTTAAAGAAAGCAGGCATTCGTAACACCGACGCGGTAGTTATCCAGGAGGTCAGTTGTCTATACTTGCGCTATGCTAAAGCACATGCACGTATGAAGCTTGCACACGCCTAACACCAAATAACAATTAATAACACTAAGGGGTGGGATTCTCGTACATCCCATCCCTTTTTATTTATAAAGACATGACAAAGCATTATATATCAGATTCGCATATTGCGATAAATGTTACTCTTGATGGTGGAGAAAGCATGCATTTATCTTTTATAGCACTATCAAATGGCGGCAGCGTCTTTTCAACTGATAGTGAAGAATTGCAGAATGCTATCGAGCGACACTATCGTTTTGGAGATTTATTCACCCTTGACCATATTGAGGAATCTAAGAATACATCAGAGACCGCTAAAGAAGAGTATACCTCTGTTAAAGAGAGTGAGGACGGCAATATCCATAAGATTACAGTGAACGACTTGGGAGAAGCCAAGAACTATCTCGCAGACACATTGGGTATTAGTCGCACGTCACTCCGTAGCCTTAAGACTATCCTCGAAGTAGCAAAGGCTAATAACATTGAATTCGAGGGTTTGGATAAGTAACAGCTCTATACAATGAAAGTATATCGTCTTGATGAAATAGCAAAAGATGTTCGCATAGCAATAGACCAAAATATGTCCAGTGACACACTGATAGGCTTTGATGATGTGGATACTCTTTCCTTAAACGATATCATCAAATCAAAGGTTACAGACGCGGTAAAAAGAATACATAGCACGGCACCTGCATACCTACTTGATGGAGGTAATAACTTTGGAGACGCGATTTATTGGAAGGAGCTTGAAAGTGGTTGGTGTCTGCTTCCTGAGAACTTCATGCGTCTTGTAGTATTCCAAATGGATGATTGGGAGCGTGCTGTATATCATGCTATCAGTGAGGACGATGCAGAATACAAAAAGCAAAGTAGCCGCTTTAAGGGCATACGTGGTACTCCTCAGAAGCCAGTATGTGCAATCGCTATTCGTCCAGAAGGTAAGGCTTTGGAATTTTATTCTTGCAAGAGTGAGAACGCTATGGTTAGTAGAGCAGTCTATCTTCCTTATCCTGTAATTGATGAAGATGATGGTATCGAGATTTGCGAACGCTGCTACCAAGCTGTAGTTTACACAATAGCATCATTAGTATTAACAACTTATGGCAATGCTGATTTAAGCAAGGCGTTGTCAGATTTAACAAAATCAGCATTAATATGAGTTCTGTAAAGACAACGCAATTAGACGGTGACGTATCAGTAGGTCGTAATACTTCCATAGGTGGCAATGCTACTGTTCAAGGGAATACTCATATAAAAGGCAATTGTAAGGTAGATGGGTGGCTTGAGGCTAAGAATGTCAAGTCAGCCAACAAGGGTCTTTTTACCACAGTCGAAAAACTTCGTGAGGCATACCCTCGTCCGCATGATGGGTGGTGGGCAATCGTAGGGCGCAGTTTGCCTGCACCTATCTATGTAGCAGATGGAGGCGCATGGGTAGCAACAGGAGAGAATGGCGGAAACCCTACAGTGGATAGTGAACAATATAATAGCAACATATCTGAATTGCAGGGTGACCTTAATGCTACGAAGACCGATGTTAAGGGTATCAAAGATGATGTAAAGGCACTCAAAACACAAGTCACAACACAAGGCGACAGTGTGAACCAAACTCGCACAGCCGTAGAGACAGCACAGCAGACTGCCGAGAATGCAAAGAAAGCGGCATCTGATGTGAATGCTGAATTAACCACTATAAAAGACTCGAAAGGCAAGGCAAATGGTATTGCGCCTTTAGATGAAGATGGCAAAGTACCAGCTGCTCATTTGCCGAGTTATGTTGATGATGTCATAGAGTTTGATGGTTGCATGGACAACCTTACTGCACAACAGCAGGGCATAGACATGTTATCAACAGACGAGCATGCAAAGGTAATCTATAATCGCACTGATAATGTTTTTGTATTAGCAGTAAAAACACAAGAGAACGAAGCCACTATCTATTATGGTTCTTGGGTAGACCAAGAAAAGTATGGCGTTTCTTCAAGAAATGGATTTGCACCAATAAGTGGTAAAGTGTATATCGATTCGTCGGACAATACTACATATCGATGGAGCGGAACAAAATTAGTCCCTATTGGTTCAGACCTCTCATTGGGCTACACAGCAGGGACGGCTTTCCCTGGTAATGAAGGTGCGGAACTAAAACAGAACCTTGCCAATTCGCAAAGAGATATTGAAGCATTACAGAACGATGGAAAGACAGCCGTTGCTCGTAGCGTTGTGAATGTCAACAAGCTATTAGGTATGGAGAACAGAGATATGACATTCTCTGTTGCTTTGGAAAAGATTAGCGAGTACAAGGATAAAGAGAAGATAATGATTCCTGGTATTGTCCTCACATTCAACACGCCTAATAATGGTTGGGTTTCTAAGCAGTGGGTCAATACAGAGAGTTGGAACAAAGAGGGTAACTGGAAAGATTTTGGTGCAAACGGTACTAACATCGGTAACACGCTTAATGTTAACTCTCTTTGCCCTGATGTTGAATATACATTGAGTACGGCTATCAAGGCAGTCCAAGATTTGGAGCAAGCAAGCGGTTTCACCTATTTCAGAAGTGGAGCGGTACTTACTTTCAAGACAGCTGAGAAAGATAGCAACGGAGCGCACGTATGGGCAGCTTTCCAATTTACTCGTGAAGTACCAGACATTAATCCTGCAGATTTAAAACCATGGGTTGCCTTTGGAGGTGGTGGCACAGCAAAGGTTGAGTTAACAGGTACACCAAGGAACAATGAAGAGAAAGCCTTTTCAAGTGCAGGTGCATACAAACATATTCCAACCAATCTAAAGGTTAACACAGAAACCGAGGGCGTTGTAAAACTACAGATGACGAATGAAGCAGGAGAAAGTATAGGTGACGAACAGCAATTCGTTGTCGGTACTGGCTCATCTGTGGGTGGTACAACCATAGCTATTGCATTCAAGGAGAATCCTTTGTATGGTAAAGCTGGTGGATTATTCAACGTACATGCTTCCATCTTGAGTGTTACAAAGGCAGGAAACCAAGAAACAAGCAATAGTATTACAAACGTGCAGTTTGTAGACCGTACCACGAAGAAAGTCGTTGCAACATTCGACACAAAGAAACCATCCTCTTCAACTTTGGAAGACTATAGCTTTGTTTTTGATTTGAGTTCACTTTATGTAAATGCAGGACAAGGCAGCTTGCAGATGGTAGTTGTAGACGATAGTGGTAACACTGCAAGCAAAAACCTTTCTGTAGTAGCCGTAGATGTCACTTGCGTGAGTGTGCAGACTCTACACTACACCAAAGACACAAGTCTTGAAGTGGGAGGAAATGCCAAGAACATATTGATGTATTCTTTCCCAAAGAATAGTAGCGATAAAGGTATCCGTACGACTATTGAATTATTCAGAGACGGCACATGGCAGCCATTAGAAACTACTGTTATTACAGATACGTATTCACATTCTGTAAGAATAGACCCAACAGGATTAGCGCATGGTGCTTATCCTATCCGCATACAAGGTCAAGATGTTGCGTCTGGTGTGAAAGGTAATATCTTGCATACTGCCGTTATGGTCATTCAGCAGGATAGTAGCCTTGATGACTACGACAAGCCTATTGTTGTAGCACGTTGGAGTGATGACAGCGAGGGGAAGAAGAAACTGTATGCTACAGTCATTTTTGACGTGGCAGTTTATCAGCGTAGCACATCACGCCCAGAAGCTGTTGTTTCACTTACCAATGAGACAACAAACAAGACTGAGACAATCACACGACAGGTGATGGCACGTGATACTACACAGGTGATAAACAGACGTCTTATCGGTTACCACGATGGAGATAACCTGCTCTTTGGCGTTAATAGCGGTGATGCTACATTAAAAGAATCGTATAAGGTTACGATTAGCGGTACGTTACTTCCTATCAGTGAAACCGAAGGTGCTGTACTAAAATTCAGTATGGCAGAGCGTAGTAATGCTGACAGTGATAAAACGATAAAGACTATTACGTTAGATGGGCAGCCTGTAAGTATTAATGTAAATGGTGCGAACTACACAACTAATGGCTTTGTAAAAGATAGCTTCGGTACAAGCGATTATGGCACAGCTGGTGACAAAGGGCGTATGGCATTACGTATTGCAGAAGATGTAACAGCAGAGTGTACTTATCAACCTTTTGCTTCGAACGCTATCGAGACGAACGGTTTGGCATTCTCATTCACCGTCATGACTAAGAATGTTGCAGACCGCAACGCACACCTTATTAAATGTATGGGTGAGAAATTGGGCTTTGTTCTGACAGGTGAAGAGCTCATCGTTGCTACTAACGGCTCTCTTACAGATGCCGCAACGACAGCACTTGTGCCATACGTCAATGATAAACCAACACGCTTCGATATCGTGTTTGAGCCATCTACGATTGCACCATACGGAGGCATTGGTGTTATCAAGGTGTTCTTAAATGGCGATGAGGCTGGTGCTGTAGCATATAAAGCAGGTGAGTTAGCAAATCATAACTCAACTATCCATTTCGATGGACACAAGGCAGATGTGTATCTCTACGAGTTAACAGCATGGAATACTTACTACAACTATATTCAAGCATGCTATAACTATCTTGTTGGCTTGACAGATACCACAGCGATGATTGGGGAGTATGAGCAAAACAACGTTATGGCAAGTATTACCGCAGAGGGAACAACTAAAGACCGTCCAACAATGCAGAAGTGTCTTGATGCAGGTCTGATGGTATGTGCTATCTGTAAGAATCCAGATGCAGAAGACATTGCAGCAAACTATCCTGACTATCTTGAAACGAAAGATGGTGACAAGAAGACGAAGCAGATAGTTGACTGGTACTGCTATTTCCCAGACCGCCCTTGGCAGAACTGCAAGATAATCGGTATCACGCAGACCAATCAAGGAACAACCTCTTCATGGCGACCTATCAAGAATAAGAAAGGTAAGATGAAGAAAGCCATTGTCACCTTATTGCATACACGTGAAGAGATTCAGACTATGTTCCCTGGCAATGCTGACGCACTTACCAAGTATGATAAGTGTGTAAAGATGGCTGCCAAGAACCGCATACAAGTTGTAGATGGTGGAAACTTCACTAACATCATCTGTATTAAGGTGGACTACTCTGATAGCTGCGGTGCACACAATGGTGCTATGATGGAGTTGATGAATGAGACCCAAATAGCACTGGGTGAAAAGTACATGACACCAGCGCAGGTGTACAATGAGGGTGAGTATGAGATACACACCAGCATTGATAGCGTCCCATGCGCTTTGTTCCGTACCGATAGCCGAATGAACCACAGCGATGCCGAGAACCCCACCAAGGCATATTTCCATGCTAAGGCTAACTTCAATGCAGACAAGGGTGATGCCGACTTCTTTGGCTTTAAGGGGGTTAACGGATATAGTAAGAAGTGCCTCAACTATGGTGACTTTACAGAACTCGTAGCAGCACAGAATCAAACACTAACAGCTTTCAAGTCGCAAGTATTAGCAGACACCACTCAATTAATTGCGGGAAATATCTATGTTCTTAGTGAGTATTGTGGCAATGAGCATATTGTGATTGAGAATGATGGTAAGGGTGCTATGCGAGAGGTTCAGCCTGTAGAAAAGCCTGTTTCTGTTGACAAAACGCTTGCAGAAGTTCTTGCAGACGATGCTAAGAACTACACTTGGCAGAACGTGTACAAGACCAGTGATGATCACTATGTACAGTATCAAGGTGGTAACTGGATAGACACTACTGGCAGTATGACCTTTAACAAGGCTACTAAGAAGTGGAGTGTTACAGGACAAGTTGTAAATCCAACAGAGTGCTACGAATACTTAAAGTATGATAGCCTATGTTGGGGGCAGGGCGTGAATAGTCTTGATGACATGATGCGTATTGACCCTGCAACAGGAGCACCAATCTGGATGAGTTATTATGAAACTCGATATCCTGATGATGACAATCTTGAAGAGCTTTACAAAGCAGGCAAGAAAGTTCCTTATAACCTTTATAAGTGGCTTGTGTTCTCACAGCAATGCAACCAACATCAGACAGAAGCAAATGGGAACATTACACTTGGTGGTGTATCAGTACCAGGAACAAAGGCAAATCGTCTAAAGAAATGGCAGCAAGAAGTGCATAAGTACGCCAATCCATATTCTTTGTGTTGTTATACGATTGCGTCCGATTACAAGGCAGCAGTAGACCAGCGTAGTAAGAATATGATGATTGCCTTCTATTTGGAGCCAGATGGAACGATACGAGCCTACTTTAATCATTGGTACGATGGCGACTGTGTAGACCGTAGTGATAATGATTGCGGTCTTACAATTCCTTGGGATATGGATGCCGTTACTTCACATCTATACCAAGGGTGGGATAGTGTAACATTCGTACAGACGTATGCAGCACCAAACTTATGGGTAGACGATAGTGGCACAACAACCATCACACTACATGAAGTGGCAGCTGCTATGCGTAAGACAGAACGCAATAGTAGAAAGGTATTCAGCGCTGACGGCTGCTATTACTATTGGATTACAAAGCGTTTGTCACGTTGGGCAAAGGTCATCAGTTCTTTCGATGGCGAGCGTAAGTATATTCAGAACTCTACAGCAGCAGCCAACTATTTCTACGCACTTCACGGCTTGCGTTTGGAAGACTTACCAGACTACCAGCGTAAACGCTTTAAGTTGCGTGACGGCTATTATCAGGTGGGCGACCTATATACGGCACCATTCAAAGCACGTATGATGGGAGAAATCTCCATTAAGATAACAGCAGCGCAAGATGGTTTCTTTGGCTTAGGAGAAGACCGTGCAGATACTGTTACCGATAGCTGTTACCTAAGAGCAGGCGAGACTTACACATTAAGAGCCAATGCAGCACAGGAGAGTGGCAAGATGGTGTATGTCTTCGGTGCTGACAAATTGTCGGTGCTTGATATTTCGGCTTGTACTCCAAAGCAAGAGGGCTTCGATATCAGCACTTGCACACTATTGGAAGAATTGATTGTTGGTGGAGAAAGCTATACACCTGCCTACACAACAGGTGTTCTGACTTCTCTTAATCTTCCTGCAATGCCATTCTTAAAGAAGATTGACATACAACACACCAAGGTGCTTAGCGTGCGAGCAGAAAACTGTCCACGTTTAAGGACATTCCTTGCTAAAGGTAGTACGTTAAGAGCATTCACTCCTGCAGAGGCTTGTCCATTGGAAGTAGCACAGTTCCCTGCAAGCATGACAGACATTGTGTTTGTAGGTTTGACAAAAGCCGCTTATCCTAATGGAGGTTTGACATACGAGGGTTTGAGTAATGTGAGCAGCGTGCGTATACGTAGATGTCCGAATATAGACCCAGTAAGAATATTGGAAGATACAGTTGCCGCTGGTGCTACTGTTAGTACCATTTCTATAAAGGATGTTGAGTGCTCAAAGAAAGATACCGTACTATCTGCAATGAAAGAAATGGGTACACGTGGTATTAACTCAGAACACACTAACATCTGTGATGGTTTAAGTGGTACATGGGTACTCACGAAGTATATTGAAGATAGTAAGCTCGCAGCTTTGAAAGAGTATTACCCAAACTTGACGATACATCAGTCGCAATACTCACTGATAGTCTTTGATGATACTATTGATGACCCTGCTAATATTAGCAACCTTGACAATGAGACAGGTCAGATGTTCTCTAATGACTTTGTACCAAGTGCGCACGTAGCTAAGATTAGACAGCAACTTATACCAGTTAAGGGAAAACTTAACACAGAGAGGAATGTGTGGGAGGGCGTTAAGGTATCAGAAACGAATTATCACAACCTTGCTAATGGAGTTGAATTTGATTACACTGATAAGGCTGCCGACGGCTTTGACGTGATGATGCGTTGCCCTGCAATGTGGTATAAAGGTATCAATGACTTCAAAAACCAGAAGAAATATATCGCATGGAGTAGCCTGACTACTGAGCCATTATCTACTGCTAAGCGTGTCACACGAAAGAAACTGAAGGATATAATCCTAAAGGCTAATACAGGTGTGATGTCTGAAAAAATCAGATTAAACGAAAGTACGTTGGATAGTGCTGGTGTTCTTGCAGAGGTATCAAATGTAGACGTTTACAAAATTGATGTTGCAGGAATGAAGCAGGTTAGATGGCCAGGTATGAATAATGCCACAGTAGGAGCATGTTTCCTAAATACAGCAGGCACTATCATATCGAAATACAATCTTGCAATAGGCAATACCGCCTTTGACTTCATCGATGGAGACTATGTCTTTATAGATGTGCCACAAGGTGCTAATGAGTTTGTATTCTCGTCAAGTAATGTGAACTCTGAATTGGAGGCTATTGCAGTAGACAGTGCAGAGATAGAAGCCATTGAGCCTGATTGGGTACGCAATGAACCATGGCTATTGGGTGTCTATCAAGCATCAGTAGATAGTCTACTTAGACTGCGTTCTGTGTCTGGAGCAACAGTGCAGAGAGGTAGTAATAACAATCGCACATCTTCTGAATGGCTATACGACGAGGAGGGTTACGCAACTAACACACCTGTTCGTAAGATGGAGTTTACCTATAAAGACTTCCAAAATCTTGCACACCGCAGAGGTAATGGATATCAGATGATAGACTATGATATGTCTAAGCTGATGGCTGTTCTCTGGTTCTCATTGTCAGGTACACGTGATTCACAGTTGGTTTGTGGTTATGGCAATGGCAGTAGTGACGTTACAGGCTATCGTGATGATATTGGCAACACTGACAGTAGACGTGAAGATAGCAGAGGAACAAAGTGTTTAGGCGTTGAGAGTTTCTTTGGTGTCTATTACGAGTGGGAAGATAATGTTGCCGTGAACATACCGTCTTATCGTCAGTATATGAAAGACAAGACTGTAGAGGTTAACACTTATCCGACAGACGCTATATGGCATATCTACGACCCTGTCAGCAAGACAGAACGCCTTGTGCAGGGGACTAAAGATAATGGTTACTGTATAGCACGTGTAAGACATGGACGCTATTGTGACATCATTGCTTCAAGAGCAAGCTCTGATAATAGCAGATGGGCATCTAATTATGCAGATGGGCAATGGTATAATCATGCAAGGAGCCGTGTTGTCGGGCGTTCGTATAGCAGTGCGTATGCGTATGGCGGTCTCGTCTTTGCGGGTGCGGATAACGCATCATCGCGGTCGGGCTCGTACATCGGTTCTCGGCTTGCCTTCCGTGGAAAAGTTGAGATAAACGAATAAAGCGTAAAAGCGCAAAGCGTCGGTGGGCGAAAATCCGCCACGCTTTGCGCTTCAATAAATCAAGGTAGAGGATTCCGAAAGCCGTGTTGTCGGGCGTTCGAATAACAGTGCGAATGCGAATGGCGGTCTCGTCTTTGCGAATGCGAATAACGCATCATCGCAGTCGAACTCGAACATCGGTTCTCGGCTTGCAAACAGAAAGATATATTATATCGCTCCAACAGCATATTGTCATGTGATGACAAATAGTAGTAAGCGAAGAATCCGAGCCTCAGCAAAAGCACCTTTTAAAGGTTGGAAAGCTGAAACATAACAATGCAGGTAGAGATTGGTAGGTTAGTTCTCGAACATCTTAGACCTGGGAAACTGAAGGTAAATAAATGAAGCGTGACGGATATATCATAGAGGAGATAATAGAACGAGCTAATTTAGAAAGCTCGTTTGATACTGTTGTGCATGGAGTAAAGAGAAAGGAACTCAAAGAGGGCAAATGGCTTCTTGCACACAGAGAATCTTTCCTTGATGATGTAGCAAAGGAGATAGCCTCTGGACACGTCAATGTAAGCAACTATCACGAGAAGCATATACACGAAGGTAATAAGTGGAGAGACATACAGGTCTTTAATATGCGTACACGCATAAAAATAAATGCTGTGATGAGTGTCGTTGATAAACATCTACATCGTAGATATATCAGAACGACAGCAGCATCTATCAAACGACGTGGTATGCACGACCTTAAAACCTATATAGAAAAGGATATACAGCTTTATCCAAAGGAAATGAAGTATGTCTATAAGTTTGATATTAAAAAGTTCTATCCTACGATACAACAAGACTTCGTGATGTATTGTATCAGACGAGTGTTTAAGGACAAACGTCTCATTAGTATCTTAGAGGGCTTTGTCAGACTACTTCCTAATGGTTTAAGTATGGGGCTTCGTTCATCACAAGGGCTTGCAAATCTTTTGCTTTCTTTGTATCTGGACCACTACCTAAAAGACCGCTATGGTATTAAGCATTTCTATCGCTATTGTGATGATGGTGTTATTGCTGCAGGTAGCAAGCGGTACTTATGGGAATGTAGGAAGATAGTACATGAAAGAATGGAGGCTATCGGGCAGACTATCAAATCTAACGATAGTATCTTTCCTATTACAGAGGGACTTGATTTCCTTGGTTACGTTATTTATCCAACCCATGTTCGTTTGCGCAAACGAGTAAAACAGCATCTCGCACGCAAACTACATAAGGTAAAAAGCCGTAAGCGTAGGCAACAAATCGTTGGTTCGCTTTATGGCTTGTGCAAACATTGTAATAGCAAAAACCTATTAAACACATTATTAACAACACGAGAGATGAGAAAATTTTCAGAGATGGGAGTAACCTATACTCCTGAAGATGGAAAGAAAAGATTCCAAGGTAAGACCGTACGCCTTGCAGATATTGTAAACAGTCCCATAGAGGTACACGATTATGAAAAAGACGTGGTAACTAAGCATGGCGACCACCGCTATCTTATCTCATTTAGAGACAAAGCAACACGTGAGTTCAGTAAGTTCTTTACCAACTCCGAGGAGTTAAAATCTATACTCGACCAAGTCGCAAAGATGAAAGACGGTTTTCCATTCGAAACTATGATCAGAAGCGAAGCATTTGATGGAAATAAATTCAAATATAAATTCACTTAAAACATACATCTATGAATACAGATTTTTTTAAGGTATACGGAACCAAGAAACGTAACGACAGTTTGTTACGTCTATCCGATGACCACTACGTGCTGTTCTATGACTTTGACAAAGACAAGGACAGCGACGAAAGCGGTTACTGCTGGCGTAAGGATTATGGACATAAGCCAACAGAAGAAGAACTAAAGGGCGATATAGCCACACATGTCAATAAACTGATTGATGAAAAGATACTCACAGGATTTACCTACGAAGGAAGCCTTGTGTATCTATCTGCAGAAAATCAGTTTAACTACAAAGCAGCTTTCGACTTGTGTATGCTTACAGATGGAAGCAATCTGCCTGTAACGTTTAAGTTCGGACAAGAGAACGACCCTAAGTATCGTCAGTTTAGCACAAAGGAGGACCTGAAAGAATTTTATTTATCTGCCATTTCGTTTGTAACTAATACGCTTGCAGAGGGATGGAAAGAAAAGGATATGATTTATAAAAAGGATATGCAGTCATGGTTTACTTAATCATCTTATCTGTAGTACTTTCAGTTGCAATGGCAATAGTAGCAGCTAAGAAAGCAAAGGAGTTACCAGATAGCGTGAGTAGTTTCAGCTATTATGTAGGTGATGTTCGCTTTTCTTTGTGGGCAACAATGACGGCAGCAATCTTGTTATTCTCTTCTCTTCATACCTTACCGCCTAAGTATGCTTATATTGCAGGAATGATGAGTGTAGGTTTATTGATGGTAGCCGCTTCACCTTGCTATCGGACTGAAAACAAGGTACTACATTATGTAGGAGGTTATCTCTTTGGAATGGCAAGTCAGATAGTAGTAGCATTACTCATACCGTGGTTACTCATATCGTGGATATTGTTCCCACTTGTCTTTATTCATAAGAGTTGGAAAGAGAATGCTACATTTATTGCAGAAGGGATATGTTACATCACTTTAGTAGGAAGCCTCATCATATCTTTACTATCGTAATTACAAACATAAACCTTTCAATAGTTTTCTCTATATTATTTTTGTAGAAATTTATTGTAAAAACAAGATGAAAAAAGTAATTAAATGGCTTAAAGAAAGTAACAGGTACAAACACCTTATAGGTGGTATACTCATCGGTGCTGGTGCTAATAGCTTATATTGTGCAGCGTATGCAGGTATAGGAGTAGCAACCGCACTTGAACTTAAGGATAGAATGTGGGGCGGAAAGGCAGATATCATCGATTGGGGGCTGACAGTCGGAGGTGTAGCTATAGGCTTCGGAGTAAGAACATTAATAAATTTACTTATATTATGAATTACCTTGAACAATTCAAATACGTTATGTGTAGTATTGTTAGCGGCATGCTAAGTCTGTTTTTTCCTATTCGTGACTTTATGTACGCCATGCTGATAGTCTTCACACTGAATTACATCTTTGGAGTTGTAGCAGGGCTGAAACATGGCGAACGCTGGAATCTAAAGAAATCAATGGTATTCTTCTATCATTGTGCATTGTTCTTTGTTATGACCGCATCTATCTTCGTTACAGGTTATTTCCTCCATGCAGGGGAAGAAACTTTAGGTGTTGTCAAAGCGTTATGTGGTGTAGCGATTTGGTTCTATTCAACCAATATCGTTCGTAACTGGAGAATGATGCTCATTGAGAATACAACGATGTGGAAAGTGGCAGGCTTTGTCTATTACGTTTTAACACTAAAGGTGGTTGACAAAGTTCCATTTCTTAGTGAGTATCTTAAAATATCTAATGTCGATATTAACGACAATAAAGCCAAATTCGATTAATGTAAGATGAGAAATATACAATACATTGCGGTTCACTGTACCGCAAGTCATCAGTCACAGACGATTGAGGGCTTAAAGCAAGAGTTCAAGCGAAAGGGTTGGATTAATCCTGGTTATCACTATGTAGTCAGTCCAGACGGAAAGATTACACAGCTGCTTGACGAGGAGAAAGTAAGCAATGGCGTTAAGGGTTTTAATTCTGTTTCTATCAATGTTGCTTATATTGGTGGCATAGATACTAACGGTAAGCCGATAGATAACCGCACGGACGCACAGAAAGCAAGTTTGCGCTCGCTACTGAAGATGCTACATAAGAAGTATCCTACAGCGGTTATTCAAGGTCATCGTGATTTCTCTCCAGACTTGAATAAGGATGGAAAGATAACCCCTAACGAGTATATCAAGGCTTGCCCTTGTTTCGATGCGAAAGAAGAATATTCAAATTTGTAGTCATGAAGAATAGGAATATTTTTACAATAATACTTATGATTAGCGCAATAGTTATTCTTTGCTATGCGCTAATCTATAAGCCTATAAAATCATCTACTCCCACTTACGATGTGGTAAGGGATACGGTTATCTATAACGACACAATACCTTATTATAAACCTATTCCCAAGGATAGTCTTATCGTAAGGTACAGAACGGATATCTTACCTGTTGCAAACAAAGTTTCTAAAGGGTTTGATAACAACGATAGTCTTTTGTCTCAATCTGTAGAACAAGTAGGGAGTGACAGCGCAGCGGTTGTTATTCCTATTACTCAGAAGGTGTACGAAGATAGTACCTATAAAGCGTGGGTAAGTGGATATGAGCCTCAACTTGATAGTATATTTGTTTATCAGAAGACGCAAGTAATCAATAACTATATACGAGAAAAACCCAAACGTTGGGGTATAGGCTTGCAAATTGGTTATGGGTGTAATGGCAAAGACTTGCATCCTTATATAGGAATAGGAGTTAATTATAACATATTCAGATGGTAGAAGTATGAAGACGGTTGTTTTTAAAGTTGGCAAAAACGAAGTTTATCAAGAAGTCGCAAAGACCACTTCATATACAGGTGCAAAGATGGATAATGACGAAAATGCATACGATCGCATCTTTACAACTGATGAGGATAAGACAATGCTCGAACGCTTTTGGAATGAGAGTAAGAATATGATTGCTGGTAGTCTAAAAAAGCTACTAAGTTCTGAGCGTGAAGAGAATAATGAATACATATTAGAACTTGAGGTTTCCAATTCCTTTGATGACAACCTTAAGGAAAGTATGCAGCGTAGTTTGTTCAGCTTCTTTGTTATGAATATAACAAGTAAGTGGTATATATTCACAAATAAGAATGAAGCAGAAGGTTATGCAACATCAGCGGCTACGGATATGGAAGATGTTATGCGTAAAGCCTATTACAAAAAGAAACCAGTACGTCCAACATACGATTAATAACATTAAAAATAAACTATATGGCAGAAAACAAGAAAGACCTAACGGTCACCGAAGAAGTTAGAGAGCTTATATATGATGTTCAAAACAAAGCTTATCTGACAGGACAAGCAAGAGAAGCAGAAGGGAAGAAACCATATCAGGCTGCATCTAATATGCAAGCAAGTGATGATGATGAGAACAGTTATCAGATACGACGTTCCCTTGCGAATGCTTTTTCTTCTCTCAAGAGTCTTTTAGGGGAATATCTCTACGAAGATAGAAGTACGAGTAATAATCGTATGATTAGCGAAATTGATAATAATGGGCAATTGACTTTAGTTTTTAAGTTACCTTCAAATTACAATAACGCTTCTGCGGATAGTCTTGGCAATGGTATACACTCTTATTTGGTTGATATGACACTTGCCGATTGGTTTGCTATTACTAACAAAGAAGATGCAGAGGTGTATGCAGGGCATTCAACAGTTAGCCTTGAGAATGTAAAACGCGCGCTATATAAGCGGAGTCGACCAACACGCCCAACCTATTAAGTAAAGACGCTTATGAATTGTTGTAAACAGTATGAATCAGAACAGCAAAAAAAAGTTGTAACGCTGACTTTCAAACGCAAGGAACTGCTATATGACGCCAGTAACTATTCTTTTGTTGAGGCTGATATTATGCCACAAGATACAGAACACGCCAAACATCAAGTGTTTGACATTGTTCAAGACGGCAATATAGATCGTGTTACCCGCATTCTTAACTTAGCTCATGCAGAATGCGTGGAATTACTATACCCATACGCAAAAGAAGAATTACCCGACACAGAAGAAGTGCTTGATGATGTCTTACAAGAGCCAGATACATACACTATTAAACTTATACTTCCTTACAACTTTTCAATGACTACTGTTAAGATGTTGGAAGAGTACATACATGAGTTTCTTGTGTGTAGCGTCCTATCAGATTGGTTGAGCATAACATTTCCACAAAGTGCAGAGCGTTGGGAAAGTAAATTAAGAGATACAAAAATAAAGATACGTACTTCTCTTATGTCGAGAATGGGTAAGGTAAGGAGGAAGTTAAAACCATGGTAATAAACAAGGGCAGCGCTACATCACGTAGAACTGCCCTTTTCGTAAAAATCAATCTTAACCTATAAACTAAAAACCTAAACTATCTCGGCTGGTTGGTTAATCGCGGTGTGAATTGCACCGAGCAACCAGTAATTCCTTCATTATTTGAAAGATTAGCAAGTAGTACTATACGAATGTATTTATAAGGTGTTCCTCTAAACCCACGTAAGTAATGGTCTATAGATGACCATACTGGAACCCAGTTATACAAATCATTAGAGGCATAGAGAATAGACTTCACATGTCCTTTCTTAAACACGCCACGCTGTATGATAGTATCAACAGACTTATGAATGTCATAAGTATCAAGTTTTATTGGGCGTGACACAACAATACTTTTATAAACCTCGTCGGTCTCATCAGAGAAATTAACAAGGCTGCCATCATAAAGTACAGCAAGTGCATCAGGGTAGGAGTTTACATTATCTGCAATATTGGATTGCATCATTCCCCACTGTTTTGACTTTAGTGAGAACATGTAAGCATAATTGCAGTTATACTCTTTGCTGGTGTTGTAAGCGATGATTCGTTGATGCTCATAGTCATATATCATTCGACAATCACGAACAAAATCCATAAAAGGTAATATCCTTAGAGTACCTTTCGACAAGTCTGCATGTTCTAAGATTTTATCAATCTTAGGTAACACAGTTATTGGTACAGCGTTCTCTCCATTGAGAACGTCAGAGATACACATTGCTTGTGAACCTTGCAAGAGCATAATACCTCTATCAGTTGTAAATAGAACAGCTGAATCAATTTGCGTGATACTTTTCGATGATAGACACACGTCACGTGTGATAGGCTGTTTGGCAGAGTAGCCCCCAGTAGAGTTTACCTCCAATGCCCATACGCCCTCATCTGTGAAAGCATAGAGAGGGAACTGCCCAAACTGTCCTTCGCTAAGAGCTTTTGCAGCTGTAGCAATTCCCAATATCCTACCTGTACCTATTGTGTTAATCCCAGTAACAGGGAAGAAGAACGGATTATTTATTTCAGAGGTATATATCTTGTTAGGAACGTCTATAATGTTCTCAAGCTTTGTCGGAGGTTCGGTATGTGTTGTGTTTTGCTTTCTTATAAGTTCGTAATCGATGACACCATACGCACCATTAAGGAAGTCGTGTGGTTTAAGCTTCACTTCGTACGTATCAATACCTGCGTGTATACGCATCATTGTCGCATGAGTATTAGGATAAAAGACGTAACAACCCCATGAAGTTGGAGCAAAGTCACCATTAGTGTACATACTTGACACAAAAGGAGCGAGGTGTGAGCTAACATAGCTATTCACAATATATCTCTCACCACCTTCCTCTATCATAGTCTGTATAGATATGTCACGATAATCTAATGAACCAAAGTCCAAAAGGACTTTACCATCTTTTTTCAATTCCCAACTTGCTTCACTATTATTAGCATATGAGAACATGGAACCAGCCATAAACCCCTGAAACAACTCACGACGTATACCAGACAGGTTTATACGTCCATTATATGTCTGTGAGTATTTTGCTGTAATTCGGTCATGTGACAAGTAATCGTCTGTCATTGTTTCTCTTGTAGTCAGCGACTGAAGATACTCTTTGTTAACAACAATATCTTTGCGTTCACTTGTAGAGAGTTCGTTAATACTGATAGATTTAAGAAAATAGAAATTCTGTACATTCTCCAGCATCTCTCTATTCTTATCATCCGTATGCTCTGGTAGACTAATAGTTGTTTTTGGATATGTTGAATCCTTAGAGAAGAAAAGCGTATAAAGCTTGCTGTATTTCCACTCGACATAATATTTACCCAAAGGATTCTCACGTCCTCCAGGCGTACCACTTGTTAGGTCTGTTCCATTAACAGAGATAGGCAATAATGCTGTGTCTTCTGCTCTTTTTCTGACAGGTACGTTTATGAGACCTGCTCTTTCTATGGTCATTTCATCTGAAAATCTTGAGATATCCAGTGCGCCAATAAATTTAGTATCAAGATTATCCGTGTCTGCAAAAGATTTGCAGTTACCACTTTGGTCGTAGGTATATATTGGCTTAGATATAAATACATCAACAGACTTGATAATGTCTTTCCAATCATTCATTCGAAGATGTGAGTTTTCTCCGTCTGGTAGAAGCTGATAATCTATCCCTGCCGAAACAAGCATGATGTCACATTCAGCCTCTGTATATCCTTCTTTGCCACTTACTCTATTCCAGAAGACAACTGGAGCAGTCTTTGTGGATGGATTCATCAGTATTGGCGCAGAATGACACACTAAAGAGCCGTCATATAATCTTAAGGCATAACGAACAAAGAAGGGTAGGGCAAAGCGTCCTTCCTTGATGGTCTGATCAGCAAGAAACTTGTTTACTTTCGCCATAATCTGTGAAGTAATTTTCTTCTGATTATCTTCTGTCCACACTTCATATAATCTACTTTCATCTATCCTTTCAAAGTTCACATTAAAGGTAGAGTGACTCTCATCAGAGAGAGAGTATATGCGAGGTTTGCCTCTTAGTCCGAAAGATAATTGTAAATTAGGCACATGATTTCCAAGCATAACATATTGTCCCTGCTTCCATAGGAAATAGATAATATACTCTTCTGTAAAGAGTAGTAAGGTGTTTCCAATGGCGTTCACATGAGAAAGCGAACGATAAGCACCAAGAGAAACTGCCCTTTCAAAAAGTTTCTCATTAGCATTTAGAACATATAATTCAAATGTTTTGATATCCTGTATAATATAATTAGAAAAGGATATCGTTTTATGAATGTAGATAACTTTTTTATTCTCTCCAAGCTGGAGTAATAATTTAGGAGCCGACACAGGTTTTAACGCACCATCTTCTGGAACGAGGTTCAACAGCATTGCAGAGTCTCCATCTTGACAAGTATTGTCAGGTGGAACGGTCGATAGTCCGTTATACTTTATCTCTTTATTCATGTTTAGACGGCTTTTCAATCTGATAATATAGTTTGTTGTTAGTTTCTTTTACTGATACCGATAACTTGCATTTGCTTTCAGCAGGTAAATTGTAATCATAAAGGATACGCCCAACAGATGGATTGAGTGTTTCGAAACCTATACACTTGTACTTATCATTGTATTGTATATCGCAAAGCTGTGTAGGCTTCTCAATATTTGGATTGACCATAAAAGCAAACAATCCGCTGCCAGACACACGAAAAACAAACACAACGGCTTTATCAGCCGTATCCGAATACTTACGGATATGGCTGAAAAGCTTTTTAGATAGTGTTACAGAATTGTCTGCAGGGTCTACGATTACATATAACCTGAGTGACCAATACCAGTTCTGTATCTTTTTGAGAATATTCATCATCATAGTGCAAATATATTACACTTAAAGGTTATGTGCGGTTTATCTTTTAATACTCTTTGTGGGAGCGGAATGATATCGTTTCAATAAAGATGAAAGACCGTGTCGTCTCTAATCCGTCACGATGCTTGTCTGCATCTTCTTTGCAGGTGAAGATGTACGAACAAATTTCTGTCTTGTCTGTTCCTTTTGTTGCTACTATGTTAGCATAGTACTTGCGCCCAAATAGGAACGCAATCACTTCTTTTAATACTGTTGTTTGCATAATCTTATTTTTATTTATAATTAAACTTTGTGGTATGGTTGCAAGTCTTTTGCTTCTTCCTCCCACATGTCGCCCTCGTTTTCCTCGAAGTCAAGGTTAACTGTGCCGTTGCTCAAGTCGGCAAGAGTTGAGTAAAGCCCAACGACTGTCATAGGGAATCCGTCTTCTTTATTGCAGACTTTATCACCGATATTAATCTTACGAATATCCATGATTATTCCCCTATCTCCTCGTGGTACTTTCGCAATGTTTCTTTCACACGCCTTGCAGCTTCTTCTGCGTGTTCTTTTGTTTGAAAATAGTTTCCACAATTATAAAAACGTGTATCACTAGTAGCAAAACATTCTGTAAAACAAGAAGAATCAAAGTCTGAGGTAAATATAAAATAACTTTTTCCAGCAGTTGCTCTCCACCTAATATTCTCCACTCGCTTCTCTTCTGCATTCCATTTTAACCCTTGCTCTTCCATCTTGTTGAAGAGCAGTTGTTTTTCTTCTTCGGTGGCGTGGCGGAAACAACATATCCTCCACATATTGTTACCCACTCCACTACAATTGTAGTGTGAAGAAAAATATGTACTATCAGTATAATCCTTGAAAATAAGTACTACACTGTCATAAGTAGAGTGCAACACGTCACCATCCTTAAACTCCCGCATATCCTCTTTCTCTTCTCTCTCAAAAACAACCACATTGTCCTTGATTACCGCCTTGCAGCCTTCTGGGATATTAAGGCTATCCCCAGCCTTTAATGTTACTTCCATAGTTACTTTGTTTTACTTTTTACGTTTCACCTTATTTCCGTGACTTTTCCGTGACTTTTCCGTGACGATTCGTTAATCTACTAATTCAAAACTATACGCAACCACCCATGGGTTACTCTCCCACGTACCCCTGCCACTGATTTTATCAATTAAGTCTGCGTAGGCTCTTTGAGGAGAAGAGAAAAATTTAAGAATATTGTCATACATCTGTCTCACTTTACGTTTGACAGCGTAAAAGTAAGCATCATCTCCAATAAATAATGGTTCAATAAATATTATACCTTCCTTAAGGCAATCTTCTTTTGAAATATCTTGCAATCGTTCCACCTTGACATCTGTAATTCTGATGTGGCGTTTCATTAAGTTGGCTCTAACGAACATCTTATTGTTCCAACCTGCTGACTCCGTCATAAACCCATTTCCGACCATTTCAAAATCGGCATTAGGATATAGTTCTTTGTAGCTTTGCGCAATTGCTACAACTTCACCAACTTCATAATGTGGTTTCCAGCTGTCTAATACGCCTCCATTTTCATCAACCAAATCCACACATTGTGTACCTGCATTGTTAGTAAGTATATTAAAAGTATACACTTCTTTACCATTACAAGTTTTAGGCACTTTCAGTACTCGCCTTGTCATTGTCTTATTTCCGGCAAGCACTGAAAATGTCAGGCAGTACTTGTCATTAAACATTATCTTTTTCATACGCTTTATTTTATAAGTTCTGGGTTGTCTATTACGTTGCCCAATACTTCTATGTCGCTTGCCCAATAGGTTAGACCTATGTAGCTACTTGCGCCAATCTGCTTTGCGGCAAATCCTGCATTTCTACACATTGTTAGATATTTAATATTTGGGTCTCCAAGAGAAATTATGTCTCCCTCAAATATTTTAACCCCATTTTTGTCTTTCAGTCCTGTGTACTGACCAACGCTTTCAGAAAAGACAGCATCAAACGTAGGTGTCTTACTACCTTCTCTATAGTAGAGAATAGCCATGTCATTATTTGCGTATGAATGGAAAAGGTCTCCGTAAACCCATTCTTTCTGAAAATTTATCCCTCTAAATAATATTTCTCTGTTCATGCTACCTCCTTGTGTTAATAGATTGCACCCTATGTGTTCCTGCTTTCGTAGTGTACTGATATTTTGTCACTCCGTTTGTATCTGTAAAATAGACATCCTCTCCACCATCGTGAAAACGATAGACCTTTACTCCGTTACACTCAAACAAGAACTGTACATCGTAGTCTTTCAACCTTTGCTCATACTCCTGCTTTCGTATCTGCTCCTTTGTCAGTTTCGGCTTAGGTGGTTCGGGTTTCTTCCTAATCTCGTAGCCACAAGAACTGACTACAAATGCTAACACTGATAATAAAATAAATTTCTTCATATTACTTTTCTTCTTTTAGTTCCTTAAACACTCCGCACCCCTCACTACCATGTAGCAAGTAGTGAAAAGACTCGCATACAACACTGTTCTTGCATACATCATCCTCATCTAAATCGCACTTGTAGCAATCGACAGACTTATCTGTTTTGAGGAAGATGTACTGCTTATCGTTTATTGTTATTCCGTTCATAACTAATTATTTTATAAATTCAAAATTAGCTTGATGGTGAGTAAAGTCACCATTGCTGAATATGGTTGCAGAATAATACTTACCATCTTCAAATATAAATTCCAAATAATTTTCATCTTGGAAATAAACATCTACATTTGGCGGCAACTCATTCTTAATAAAATCGTTTGCGGTTTCTGTATTATTTGCATGAGAATCTTCCGTTCCCCAATGATACGAATCATTTTGAATGTCTGATATTGATACCATATCGTTTTAATCTTTAATGTTTATCTTTAATGTTTATCTTTACTCTCCAAATAAGCAAAAACTGCCATACAACCAGGGATAAGAACCTTGCCGACACCTTTAATCTTTTCGTAATGGCATTTCATATCTTACAAAATAACGATATCTCCGCCATCTCTTGTAACGCAAGATATACCGCAATAATCACCGACATCTCCACACTGATGTCGTACTTCAACATCTCCGTACTTTTCGTACATTTCTTGGAGTTTCTCCTGTAATTCTGTTATTGTCATAATTGATAATTGCTTATTAATTCCAATACTTTTTTCTTAAACTCTTCTTCTGTGTCGCAGAAATAATAGTCTGATGCATCATCGTCCGTGTCATAAACTACACCGTCTCGGTAAAACATCACCCAATCTTTATCTTCGTGCGCCATACCTCGCCTTATGTGATACGGTGCAATCAGTCCGTTACGACTATCACATTCAGGGTAGTCTATTGGTAACATACCTATACTTCTAAGCCAAATTCTTAGTTCCGATGTGTTTTTATTTATATACGCTGATTTCATAACCCCAATGCTTGTTTAATTCGTTTCTTATAGTCCTCATTGGCTGCCAGCTTGGCTTGCTCTACACTTTGAAAATTGGACTTAAAGTGTTCTCCAGCAAAATAGATAGCAATATCTGGAGAATTGTACCATTGTAAAATAGAATAGATTCCAAAAGGTGTATTCGAATAACCTTCTTCCGTACATTCACAGAAATCCCCAAACCTGTCTTCGTTATTCCATTTCAACTCTGGCATATTCTCCACTACGCTCTCGCGCCCTGCGTTGAAAGCTGCTTTGATGTCGTCAAATGTGAAGTACTTGTTATCTTCAAAGATAAGGTCACTTTCTCCGTTCACTCTGGCATACTCTTTCAATGCGTACACCAGAGATAAGTCTTTCTTTTCTTTCATAACCCTAATGTTTCTTTAATTCGTTCCCGATAATCATCATTAGCAGCGTTCATAGCTTCCTCCAATGTATCGTACCATTGAGTTGGCTTTTCATATTCAAACGCAAATGTGTATCGTGGTTCATCTACTGAGGCTGACTTAAACACATGATAAGTCTATCCCTCTCCCAAAAAATTAGCAGGTGCCACTAACCCTTCTTGTGACTCCCTAAATAAAAGGTGGAGTCCCTCAAATACACTATCATACCCTGCCTCGAAAGCGTACCTAATGTCATCGAAGTTAAAACAGGCTTCATCTGTAAAGCAGGGAGCATCGTCTCCATTTACGCGATGAAATTCTTTCTCTGCATACTCCTCAGCTAAATATCTCTTGTCTGCACTCATGGCTCTCTTACTATTCCGTCTTTACACTTTTGGCATGATTCCCATTTCTTATCAACCTCTATACCATTACGCCATATAGGCATATAGAATCCACCACTCCCATAGCAATGAGGACATAAATATCTTTTCATTGTTACACTTCCTCCCAACCTTTAGGTACAAACTCGTCCTTATCTTGTTGCTCCGCAATGGCAATTAGATAGCATCCAACCTCAAATTGCCCTACGGATATACTTTCATCTTGCATCGCACGTGTAATTAAATCAGCGTGAAATATGTTATACTTTCGTTTCAGAAAGCAGTTCACTTTTTCGATTTCTTTCTGTGTCATATTGATTTGGTTTAGTTAATCTTTATAATTATCCTCGAAATGAGGACACATCCCAGTATCTTCTTGGTACTTCTCTTGCACCCACCACATATAAGCATCTGGAGGGTCGGGCAAGTATCTCTTGCACTGGTTACGGAGTTTACAAGCTACACCAGAACAATAGGCGTAATCATTTTTAATTTCGTTGTTCATAAGTTTTTAGTTTCTAAATGATTTTTCGTTTCCAAAGTTTATAATATGTGCCATTTCTCTTAATCTATCTGCAAAGCGCTCATCATAATAACCTGAGATTTCATTAGCTGAGAGGTTTGATGTTGAGATAGTGCAGAACTGCTCTTGATATCGATACATCATGATATCTGTAACAGCAGTGATGATATCTCCGTAGTTCATACTCTCACGTGGCTCTGCTCCAAGGTCATCAATACATAGGACTTCCACATTTCGTAAGAACTTGTATTCCCCCACAGCTTGACTATTTTCCTTTGTTGGGTTATTATATGCCTTTGCAAGTAACACTAACTCTTTTGCGGTGACTATTTTAAAGCCTGCGTAAGGTAGTTCGTGCATTTTGCTTTCAGGTGTATATGTACTATCAGAGTGAACATAAGCATATAAGGCTTTAAGTGCATACACCATGGTTGTCTTTCCATTACCTTTGTTGCCAGATAAGAATAAGCCAAATTTGCTATCGTTTGACACTATCCAACGTGCGATGTCCCATATATGCTGCTTGTATTCATCAGTAGCATTGAATAACCTCATACGTGCGGTAACCTCGGCTCTACATGAAGCATATAACATGGTATAGACTTGTTTAGCGGTGTAAGGTAACCTAAAACGTTTCGGAATACGTTTTCTTTGCATCAGCTTTGAGTATATTTCCTCTACGTCCAGCTTTACTGTCGGTTCTAACTTTATCATTGCTTACGATTCTTAACCAGTTATTAAAATGTCTTTTTGCATCAGAGAGGTCTTCATGTTTCATTTTCCCATCAGCGATACATTGTAATTTGAATTCATCAAGCTTTGCTCTTAACTCTTCTGCTGTCATGTGATGCAATGCTTGTAGGTTATTAATCCAAACCTCAGCAGACTTTAATTCGTTTATCTCATCATCCAGGGTGAGTGCTTCTGATGCAGGCTCCTTATTAATGATGTTTACTTTGCTTATATGAGTTATTGCTTCTTCGGCATCTTTCTCAAGGCAACTAAACTCATTGACACTGGCACCACGCTTACAAGTTCTATTAATATTCACATACCTTTCCTGAATTCCTTTGGAGGTAAGAATACGATTGTTTTCAAAAAGACTTTTATTGAATAGTCCAACTGTCAGACAGCAATTAATAACCTCTTGTATATACTGTTCATCGTAATTAGACAGCTCTGAGATAACAAATGGCAACTCTTCATCCCACTTTGTGTAATACCCATCGCGGTAGATGATACAGAGTAGGAGAGTGTACACCGTTATAGCTTTACCACCTTGATAGCGTATTAGCTTTCTAATCTTGATGTCTTGAAAGAAATCAATATCGAAAGGGAAATATTCAAGACCTTGTTTTATAGCACGACCCATATTATAAATAATACTTTAAGTAGTTATCGACTTCATTAATAAAGTCGTCAAGAGAGTGACAAACTACGTATTTATATTCTCCTTTATCCGTTACGATTCGTTCCCATTCTTTTTGTGAAGCACTTTGTCTTCCTGAAGCAGTCTTCATTTCAATAAGTAATGCGCCATAGAAACGATTAGGAGTAAGGAGTATTAAATCAGCAACTCCAGCGACAACGCCTTCTTCTTTTAGCTTAGCAGCGGTGCGTGCATCACGCTTTCCACCATTTGGTACTGCAAACAGCCTACCTTTTAAGCTTTGATGTTTGAGGTTGAACCACCGCACACAAGAACATTGTATGCGGTGTTCCTCATCAGAAGGACGCTTGCGCTTTGTAGCTACTTGCGCAGCTACTAATTCTTCAAGTGTCATAGGACTATTGGTTGTTATGCTCAAAAACATCAATGAACTGTGTCTCTGAAATAGAGATAACATCATAATCAATCAACGTCTTCTCCATGACTTCCTTAACATAGGCGCGTGCCTTATCAAGACTTGCAGCCTGAACAAGATAAGTTACAGGGGTACGTTTTTCCTTATCAGTCTTTTCATCTAATGTGATGAAAGCAAGTTTTGCATTAAACCACTTATCGTCAGTATCGATATCACTGAAGAAAGTCTCACTATAGGCAGCAAGCTTGATAGCCTTTACCCCAAACTCACCACTTACGTAGTGTGACATTTCTTCCGTAATACGCTTCTCAGCCTCAGAGAAACTTAAAGCCTCTACCACGTACTGTTCTGTAACTTTTTTATTCCGACCATCTTCCATGGTCTTATCATATCTGATTCTTGTTTCAAACCAAATGCTTGTTCTGTTCCTCATACCTTAGTTATTTGTCTTAAAACTATTGATTCATTTGTTTCTTAAGTTCCATGCTGAGCTTAAGCCTTGCAGTGGTACAAGCTGGAATAGGAACCTGTTTCCCATGTAGGTAAGATATCCTTTCCTTTGTTTTAACCACCTTAATGGTTGCAAAGCCACGAAGTGAAACACTCTCACCCTTAATGAGTGACTTCTGAATAGACTTGAAAATTGCATCATAAGCTTTTATAGCTTGTGAGCGTGTGAGGTTAGTTGTAGAAGCAACCTCTGAAATGATTTCGTTCTTTGTCATTGTTTTATTATTAATATGGTGTTTTATTAAATTCTATTTCCATTCCTTGATGTGCAGCAATTACGTTCTTACCAGTTGCAGCCTTTATCCCTGTCACAAATTCAGACTCATTGCTATTAGCGTCGGAGAGATGAATAAGAATAATGTTATTCACTTGTGATAGACCGTTAGCTTGCAAAGTCTCTAAACACGTGTTATAACTCATGTGTGATTTAATGGTACGTTCACGACGTACTGGGGAGATATATCCTGCATCTGTGTTATGGTCAAGAATCTCCAAACTATAGTTGCATTCTATCAGTACATTGTTTAGACCAGAGAACTTGTATTTAAGATAATATGTATCTGTTGCAAACAAGGCAACCCCACATTCCTCGTGCCTGATAAGATAACCCAAAGGTTCTTCTGCATCATGTTGAACATCGAAAGGTATTATATCAAATCTGCCTAATCTGAATCGAGAGCCAGACTTACACTTCAATGGTAAGAAGCCTGCATAATCACTTGGGATAGTTCTGTGCATCGTTCCTTCTGACATTCTTACAGGTATTCTTGCTTCGAGATATTGCAAAACATACTTTGCGTGATCTCCGTGTTCATGTGTGATGCAACACCCAACAATAGAAGATAAATTAAAGTTTAATTCTTTCTTTACCTCCTGTAGATTAATACCAGCTTCAAGTATTAGCACCTCCCCAGTCTTTTCAGACTGGAGGAGGTAACAGTTACCTTTGGACGATGAACCTAAGATGTGCAGTTTCATAACTTAGTAAGCAGGAGCTTTATCAGATGGAAGAGAAGATGCGGAAGTTATTTCGCCAGTGTCTTTATCAACTTTTGGCTCTGGCTCTTCGAAAGCAATTGATTCTTTGTTGGCAAGGGTTGCTTTTTCGTGCTCTACAATCTCTACAGCATCAGCTTCCTGCATTTCGTCAGAAACATACATCCCAGAGAGCGTGTTAGGGAAAGCTTCTCTCAAAGCTTGCACCTCTGCAACCTTACGAATCATTGTTGCAGGCATCTGCTTCCATGTTGATTGTTTTTTATCATACTCCTGCAGAGATACTGTTTGTCTATATGGACGACGGTTCTTACGGTAAACATCGCACCAGCCTCCGACAAGTGTTAAACCCTGTGGAAAGAAAGTTCCAACGAGGTTCTGCACTACACCCTCTTGGTTTACAACGATTACACCAGACTCTATTCCTTCAAAGTCAGCACAGCGATCGGCACGTTTCATAAATGCCTCCTTTGATACAATCATCTGTGAAGGAGCATCACCATACTTGACGAGGTAAGCTTCACGTAAGAAAGGGTTAAGTTGATTAACTTGGCAAAGCGTAATGAATTGCGCCATATCGCTATCGGATACTTTCATGCCCTTGCATATAGTATCCATAAGGATACGCTTGTTGATTTTTACATCGTTGCCGTCAATACCCTTGATTGTTGCAACCATTTTGTCAACGATACTTACCTGCTGTGCAGGTGCTACTTGCTGCGTTGCAGCTACGTTCTGAATTTCACTCATAACTTTTTTATTTGATTATTAATCGTTTATCTTGTGTTACCTGTAATAATATCATTTGAGATTGAATGCTCATGTAGTGATTTACGCTCTCTGCACCATCGATAAATACAGGCGCATAAATATTGTAAAACTGACATAAGGTGTTGATTATATCAAGACCTGCATTTACTTGTCCTGCTGTATTAGTTACACCGTACGGAGTTCCGTTTACAATTGGAATGCAAACTTCAAACTCGTTTCCTTCTTGTGTATAATCAAACAGCTGGAATCTGACAGACTTAAACATGGCATTAATGCGCTGTTCGCAGTCTTCTATTCTCTTCTTAATGAAACTAACAGCTGTGTACTCTCGCTTCTCAAGTTCTGCAATCTGCTGTGCTAATTCACGTCCTCTGTTTTCAAGAGCCGCAATTTCACCCATTGCCTTATCGATGGTAGACCGATGACTCATACGTGTTTTAAGATTCGTAAGAGAATCGTATAAAGCATCTCGTTCTTTCTCTATTTGAACGACAGGGTTTTCTCCTACTTCGGCTTTATTCAAAAGTTCTCTCAACTCTTTTACCTTTAAATCAAGGTCTTTCATTTCGTTTGTTGGGACTTCTAATGACGTAGGAGCCTGTACAAGAGGATGAGTGTCAAGCTGCTTATATAGCTCTGCTATATCTTGTTCTATACCCTTAACAGTTTCAGCAAACTTCTCATCAGCTTCAATAGTAGACAACTCTTTTGTTAACAGATCACGTTGTTCAACAAGCGACTTGCCTTCGTTGTTGTTTGTACGGAGTTGTTCAGCCTTGTTCTTCGCAAAGATATTGTGAGCCTCTGTAATCTTATCTTCTGGTAGACGTTGACCGCAACAAGAACAAATGTCTGAACCATTATATTCTGAAGCGTTAATCGTTCTCCACTTCTCACGTAGGCTGTTTAATTTAACTTCTATGTCAGCCACCTGCTGCTTAAGATGTGTACGACGTGTTTCTGCCTGTTTGCGGTCAATAGAAACTTGTGTTAGACGTTCGTGAGCCTCCTTAATCTTTCGTTCTATCTGTCTACGCTCTTCATTTGCAGTGTCAGCCTCGTTTCGCATACGGCTAAGCTCGTCTTGCTCCAGCTTTATACGCTGCATCTCCAAGTCGTGAATCTCTTTTGCTGTCTGTTTGTCTTTCTCCAGTTTAGCCTCGTTTCGCTTCTCGATACTTGTAACCTGCTCCGTGAGTGCAGCAATCTTTTTTTCAGCCTTATCAATCTCTGATTGTAAAGCATTCCAATCCTCGGCTTCAGGCATCATCTTTTGTGTCTGGTCGACACGAGGTTGGATTTCTGACAGTTCAGTCTTCAAGCGTTTTTTTGTAGACGATATTTCTTTGCGGAAGTCTGACAAACTCTTTCCATTGAGTTCATCAAGTAGTTTCTTAAAGTCTTCGTTGTCAGATGCAACTTCCTCGTCTGACTTTACACCAGCAATCTGCAACAACTGTTCACGCTGATGCTGCCATTTCATTTTCTCTGTGAAATAACGAGGATTAGTAATCATCTTGAACACTGTTTCGTCAATGATGTTCTCAGAGACACGTGCCTTAAACTCGCTTACCTTAATTGGCACACCATTCCAGATGCACTCTGTAACATTGCCAGAGAATACTTCTTCCACTTGACCACGAGGTTTAACCCACTGTTCTTTGTATTCGCGTTTGAGAGTTAATTCCTCTCTATCAACAATCAATATAGCCTCTACAGAGCACTCACAACGATGAAGAACGTTGTGCTGCTCGTCATATGAGCGGAGTTCAAAATCCTTTCTATCTTGAGAGTCCTTACCAAAGAGAAGCCAACAGAAAGCATCGAAATGTCTTGACTTCCCAAGACCATTATCTCCACAAATACTTGTAGGAGCCTCAAGGTTGAACCTTGTGGTTCTCTCTTTTTCTCCCCTCCAGTTACGGAGAGTGATTTCCTTAATTTTAATTTGTTTCATTGTTGAATTAATTTATTTCTATCTATAAATAGTCCTGTTCTGTTCGTTGTAGTTCTCTCAATCTACGTGTAGAGTACTCCCTTTTCCCAGGGCGCACACATGGGTGAATCAATCCATTTTTACGCCACCTATCAACATTACCACGTCCGAATATTTTATAAGCTTGTCGTTGGCTTATCATCTCAGGCTCGTTTTTATCATTCTGTAGAAATGATGTTATACGAGCTGCAAGGTCATTCATAAATGTATCGTAGGTAACGACCTTGTCAGAGAATACTATTTGCATCATAGTTTATCTTTTAAGCATTGTTTACTTCGTTTACGTTTGTCTTATTTGCTGATGCCCGCCTACGCCCAGCTATTAACCAAACTATAGGTAGCAAAACTCTTTATTTCCACAATCCATGCACCCAGTTGTTAACCAAATGCACAGCGCAGAAAGAGCGCATGACGTACGTTACGACGTAATAACTTTCTTAATCATCCTCCTCAATGAGTTCCATAATGCCATTGAGCTTTTCATTTTTATTCCAATGTTTAAATAATTGGAAAGAAATGTAACCAAGGACTGCGCCTATCAACTTACTAACAAAGAATATTGTAATATCCTCGCAGTCAGAAAACAACAAGAAGATTGTAACCATTGCTAATAGGAATAGAACGTGAAAACGCCAGTTAAGGTAGATTGATTTGTTCATATTTTCTTGTTTATACAGATTGGTGATTTTAAGTATTCTACATACGCCTTATACAGCTTACAGTATCGTCCGTTGATGCTGTTATAGGCATCGGTGCAACTTTTACATTGATTAGGCATTGTCTATTCCGCTTAGAAACTTATTCACAAAATAAACTTGCCCTTTACCAGTAACTTTTACCGTCTTGTTAATGATAGCAGAGCCGTCTGGCTTCTGAATGACTGTCTTTTTAATTTCAAACAGACCTAACTTCATTGAGTATTGAGTAGGCTCGTTGAAGCATTCGCCAGTCTTCTTGCACAAGTACCCATTACCACGAAGCCACTTGAATAGCCTGCGCTGTCCTGTATCCACTCCGTTCTGCTTGATGAGCTTAGCAAGTTCACCTACCAAAATTGAGTCAGAACTTGCGGTAACAGCATCAGCAAATATGACTTGTGGACGAGTTTCTTGGATTTTCTTTTCAGCTACTAATCGCTTCTGCTTTTCATTCTTAAGCTCTGTCGCTAACTGAATAAGAAAGTCTGGGTTCTGAATAGCTTTCTGTAGAGCATCGTCCGTCATGTACGCACCATGCTTACGAATGGTTGGCAGAACTTCACTTGTTATCCACTTGCGAAACTGCCTTGCTTCCGCCTTGCGACTATCAAGGATGACATCATATAAGCCGTCTTCGTTTACGAACAAGGCTTGCTGCATTCCTCCTGCTGTCTCAAGGGGGTGGTTTGAAACAACCTCCTTATTAAGTCGCTGATTAACAAACTTTGCCGTTAACCCTAACGCCTTACATACATCTGTAAGACAGAACTGCGGATTTGCTTCTGTTCCAGCAACACGGATGTTACCAAATGCGGGGTTGTTGAATACTTGAATTGATTGCATACGTTAGAATTGTTTTATGAAACCTAATTCTTTTGCCTTCTGACGAACTAAGTTCTGTACGTCAGAGTCGCATTTCCAGTGCATAGCGTTGTAGATTGTAGGCTCGCTAACATCGAGAATCTTTGCAAGCTTTTTCTTGCACCCTTTCTTCAATTTAATGGGTTTTCTATTTGCCATTATCGTTTTTATTGTTTATATTTGCAGACTAACTATTAAATACCTCTATGGTATTATTTAGTTATCTAAACTATTACGGTGCAAAGATAAATCAAAATGATTTACCGAGCAAACAAAAATTAATCAAATTGATTTATTTAACATAAATTAAATATGTACCTATGGATGATATTGGAAATAAACTTAAAGAATACTTTGATAATAAAGGTATTACCCAATCGGAGATAGCTGAGAAGTTAGGTGTTTCAAAAGCTTATGTAAATGCACTTTTTACGGGTAAAAGAGCATTTGGTAAGAAACAAGCAGAGGCGTGGGTTAATCTATTTGGTTTATCTGCCTCGTGGCTTTTAACAGGAGAAGGTGATATGCTAACTGGAGAGCAAGCGGAGCAAACGATACAATCATCTACAGATGATATTCACTTGATTCCTTTGCTTCCTATTTCTGCACAAGGAGGCTCGCTTAACGATTTTGTTGTGTCTATCAAGGAGTCAAGCTGTGAAAAGATTATTTCTCCCATTAAAGGGGCTGATTATGCAATGTCCGTTTCTGGGGAGAGCATGGCACCTGAATATCCATCAGGCTCACAAATCTTAATCAAACGAATTAACGAAAAGGCTTTCATTGATTGGGGACGTGTATATGTACTTGATACTTGCAATGGTACGGTGATAAAAAGACTATTCCCCTCTGATACAGCTGATAAAGTGTTATGTAAATCTATCAATCCAGAGTTTCCTCCTTTCGAGGTGTTACTCTCTGATGTATATGCGGTTTATCGTGTGTTGATGTGTATGTCGTTGAAGTAATCAAAGCGACCAGAAATTATAATTTAATTAAATAAAATAACTTAACTTACAGACAAATGAAAAGATTTTTTTCTACGATTATCCTAATGTTAGCTTTTGTAACCCTTGGTAGGACACAGGGGTTGCCATCCGTTGCGGGTGTTACGTTCGGAAGTCGCTACAGCGCATGTAAAACTATACTTGATCAACGTTTTAATGGAGGAAAAGATAGTTATCAAACTTCCCCAAACAAGTTAACGTATTATGATGTCTTATTCGCAGACGAGCAATTTGACTATGTGAATTTTGAGTTTCAAGCGGAAGGCAATGCAACGTATTTGTATTTTATATCCTTTTTTCGTAGTTTCAATTTAAGTTCAGTTGAATACGCTAAACAGCAGAGAGATAGGCTATATACAGTGTTCTCGGAGAAATACGATTTCAGGTGGAGTGGTACAGGTGAAGATGGTTTTAAATATTATATTTTTGGCTATTCTCCCAATAATAGAGAAGATGGTTTTATAAATATAAAAACTTTTAAAGGCGAAACAAAGGGTGGAAAAATGAAATACTGGACAACTTTGAACTATGGACCAGTAAACTTTGTTAATCCATCTAATGAAATATAATCATGAAAAGTATTTGTTATTATTTTACCTGTGTTTTTTCATGGCTCCTTATAGTGTTTTTATTTGCTATGATTAGAAGTTTTCTACTGAGTGATACCGATTTTTGGTATAGCTTAGGTGAAAATATCGTTAATATACCTCTATGGGTGGTAGCTTTGGGAATAGTTTTATATTCAAGACCCTATCTATACCTGCTTGTATTTGAGAAGAAAAAGACGTATAATCAGACTACAGCTATTATTGCGTTTGGATTAGGCTTGCTATTGATGATACTACGTGGTATCGTTAATTAATCCGTTTTAAGCCTTTAAATATTTTCTCATGATAAAGGTATCATCTTTTGCATTTAAAGCCGTCAGAACGAAAATAAACAGCCAAATAAGCGATTTTATATTATCAGCTCCATTGCACTATAATCAAACTAAACAAGATGAATAAAACAATAAAAAACAATAGAAAACATGGTTTACTTACACAAACCGTCTAACTGCTTTATTTTAAGCAATATTTTTCTGCGGCACAGGCAGCGGTTGAAGAAATGAAGTAATTTCTTAGAAATATATTTTTTAGGCGGTATACCATGTTTTTATGTAGGTATACCGCCTATTTCTTATGGTTTATAAATGTATATCTAAAAGAGGTAGAGTCTTTACCTTTCGCTCTCACTTCTAATTTACTAAGTTCATTACAACAATCTTACTTTATACCAATATGCAATTTATTAAATCAGTGTTTATAGCACTTGCGTTGTTCTCTACGATAGGAGGAACGACTGCTTCTACAAAGAGAAATACGGATATCCAGTCTGGAACGGTTTACATTTGTACGGGACCAAAGGCAAGAAAGTATCATTCAAGCCCAAATTGCCGTGGTCTTAATAGATGCTCTGGCAGTATAAAAAGCCTTTCTGTGAGTGCAGCAAAGTCAAAAGGCTTTAGTCCATGCAGGATTTGTTATAGATAGTTTGTTTATAAACTATGTTTGAAAACATAGCAAGAAGTATGTAATATGCAGTCTTGAACCTTTATAGTTAAGTGTAAAGCAACGCTTTTTATCTTTGTTCTCTATTATTTCATTGCTTCTTTTTACTATGAGTAGAAGGTTCTTATTGCTTTCACTAAGGTTAAATGTATGAATAGAATTATTTTTGTTCGAGAAGAAATATTAATCTTGCTAACGTAAGAGTTGGGCGCGTCTAATAATTCTGTTTATATGTTGTTCTTTGAGTAATAAAAAGTTGTTAGCTCTTTTAAAAATGTAACGATATAACAATAGTATTTTTAATTTTATTTTGCTGTCACTTTTAACACTTCGTGTAAACGTGTTACAAATCAGCAGGTTATAAGCTATTCTTTTGTGACACGAGTGACAGGAACTTTCATATTGAGGATTTCTTTCATTGTATAAAATCAAGGATATTGGAATGAATGTGAGAAATAGCGTTTCTGAGGGGGACTCGTTTTTTACAGTAAGGATCTTATCCCAAGTTTAACCGGCAAAATTATTTCTCATAAATTTTCGGGATATTTTGTGTAGTATTACTTGTCATTACCTACAAAATATATTCAGAATTTTAACTACTTATTTTGTT